TCATCTTGATCATAATATCTAAACATATCAATAATATAATTCCTTTTAGCTATTGCTTGTGTAATTTTGTCAAATGCAGTAAGATCGGTTTTTAATCCAGTTTTACTTATATAATCAGCAGCATTTTTAACATTATTTAAAATTTCACTATTTGCACTTGAATCGTATTTAAGATATAATCCACTTTCTTGTTCTTTTTTTGTTAAGTTAAATAATTGGTCTCTAAGAAGATCAATAGAGTCAACTGCGTTTTTACGATTTATAGCATTATCAGACATTTTATTAATATTTGCTCTAAGCAACTTTCTTTTTAATTGACCATCTGAGCCTTGAAATCTTTCATCGTCTAATCCTAACTTGTCAATATTATCATAAGCAGAATTTTCTAATGTTTTTATATTCTCTACAGACAAATCTTGATCACTTATTTGCAACTGAAATAAATCTAAAAAATCTTTTGCAACATAATCTCTTTCTTGCATACTTTGATCATTTGCACTTCTTGCTGCAGTGGCTTCTCTATAAGCATCATTTTTAAGATCATTTAATGATTTAGCAAGAGCTTTTACAGATGCTAAAGCAGATGTTCTTCTAATATTTTTTGATATAGGGTCTTCATCAACTGGGCTTAAAGCAGATGCGATTGCAGTTGGTATACCTGTAAGTCTATTTCCATTACTCATTTTAACTTCCTAACCTGTTTTATAATCGCTTCCAAATATACCTTCCCAAAATGTATCTGGAGTTGCAGCTATTTCTGCTATTCTAGCGTCAAATCTTTCGCCAATAGCAGCTAAACTTTTTTCTTTGAATATATCAACACCTGTTAGTGTTGAAACCATGCTTTCATAACTTCCTTTTTGTTGTATAGCTAATTTATCAATAGCACTTTCACCTTTTTTTCTAGCCGATCTATAAGAATCTGATGTCATAGTATCTAATTGACCACTACCTGCAAAACCTCCCTTTTGAGATAAATAGCTTTGCTCTGAAAAAGTTTTTAACAAACTATCACTAACTGCTAAGTTTGTATCCATAACTTGATTTGAAATTGATTCTGTAGCTAATTCATATTGACTTTTAGCTGATCTAATTTTAGACGCTGTTTCTTTTCTTAAAAGAGCCTCTTCTTTATCTCTTACTTCTTCAGCTAGTTTTTCTGCTTGTTTGCTATCAAATCTCTCAGCAGCTTTTCCACTTTTGTAAGCACCTATTGTTTTTACGGCAGCTCCCCCAACAGTAACCGCAGCTGCTGCAGTTGCTATAAAACTCATTGATCTATTCCTTCTTCAAAGTCTTTAGATATTATTTCGTTTTCTATTTCTTTTAAATCTGTTTTGTTTGTAGCGTGAACTGTTACAAATATGCAATCTGTATGAGCATATATTATTCTTTTTGTTCCAGCTTTTGTTATTCCATAATGAGGAGCTACAATCTTTTTTTCACCATCTTTATCTAAAATAGACATTTCTCCACTAAGCAAAAAATAAGGATGATCGTATTTATGTATTTTAGTAACAATAAGTTCCCCTTGTGGATTAAAAACCTCTCTAACATAAAGACCTTTTCCAAATGAATGTTTAAGTGGATTAAAGCTATCTATATCTTTTGTATCAATAGATTTATTACTTTTTTTAATTGAATTTTCAATTTTTTTAATACCATTTTGAAATTGTTCTTTTGTATATTTGGATTTTTTAAAACCAATTGGATTATTTAAAGTTTTTTTAAGTTCAGAATATTTAGCAAAACTCCAAGCACTATCAAAATCAAAACTATGCTTTAAAGAAAGTTTATCAGTCCAATAATCAAATTGTTTTTTAGCTTCTTCTTTTGTCATTGTTTAAGTATTTTGTTTTTATCTTCAATGGTTAAATTACCCCATTCACCATATTCACCTTTTAAAAAAGTATCCCAAATTTTTTCAACACTAGAAAAATCTCCTTTCCAATGAACTTTAAATGCTTCTTCTAGACTTTTCTTGTTTGATGAAACATCTTTAAGTATAGCTTTAAATAATTCTTTTTGGTTGCTTTTTGATAAGGAAAGAGCTTTTAAAATCAACTCTTTTTTATCATTGGGATTATTTGGATTGTAGTTTTTAAAGTCTCCATTTACAGATTCATCTCCTTCATTTAAATTTAAATTATTATAAGTTTCTTTTTGATCATCTAATGAGCTTCTTTCTGATGTTTTTATAAAATCCATTGGATCAAATTCTTTTGAAAAAATATGATTAACATTTTTAGAATTAGTTGCTTTCATTAAATCGCTTTTTACAACCATTGCACTTGAATCTCCACTGTTTAAATAACCAATAGTAGACAAAGAATCAGCTGAGTATGTATTCCCATCCTTGCCTTTGTATTCTTTAGTTTTATCTAAATCTGTTATCCCAAGCTTTTGAAAAAGAGTAAAATCGGGATCGTCAATACCTACTTTTTCAGCTCCTAATTCAGCCATTTGAGTTTTAATTCTATTGGGTTTTGTAGCCTTATTAAGACTACTTAACGCCTTCCCTGTTTCAAGAAGAATACTTCCCGCTGAACTCCATTGGTTTGCTTGCGCTGCGTCTTTTTTAAATTCCGACATCATTGTATTATAGTTTTTTAAAGAATCTCTTAGCGACATTTAATTAAACCTTTTTATATTACTAAATTTAATATTAATGAATAATCTTAAAAACATATTATTAATTTCGTATATTAACAATGTATTACTATACTTGTGCCAGTTTGACCATTTGAAGGGTTAACTGCATTTGTAGCATTACCACTTCCGTTGCTGCCAGCAGTCCCACCGTTAACATCTATTGTAATTCCATCTGGATCCGTTCCACTAATAACGGTTACGCATCCACCATCTCCACCGTTACCACCAGCGCCTCTTCCACCATTATACCCAGTTGGTGAATGACCATTTCCACCATCTCCACCACTTCCTCCTTTAGCTTCTAATTCTAAATTACTTTGAGTGCCTGATATAATTCTAGCTACTACCATAACATGACCACCAGAGCCTCCACCTTGTCCTCCTCCTCCTCCAGCACCAGAGCTATTTGTTGTATCCCAAGCTCCTCCTCCGCCGCCTCCTCCACCAGCGGCTCCAAGAGCGGGATATAAAGAAGGAGCATTATTACCAACAGCAAACATATCTCTCATAGCTACGATATATGTTAAATCTGCGTTTGTAATACTTATTTTGCCTTCAGATCCACTAGTAGCAGAAGCCGCTGCTGCACTGCCAGCTCCACTTCCACCAGATTCACCATCTCCTCCTCTTCCACCAGCTCCATTGGTATATGAGCTAACAATATTTGATGTAACAGTAGATACGCTACCAGTTATACCAGGTCCAACTGGACTAGACCCATCAGTCCCATTACCCCCAGCTCCTCCATTTCCCCCAGCTTGTCCACCTCTTAAACTTCCTTCAGCACCCCCTGCACCCGATCCACTTCCACCTGCACCTGGAGCTGAAATACTAGGACCAGCATTGTTTCCATTATCTCCATCAGAGCCATTATTAAAAAATTTAGCACCAGACCCTCCTATAGTAAGAGTGTCTCTAACGAATATTCTATATCCATTTGTATTACAAGTAACACCTGAGCTAATTAATAAATCTGTAGCGTAAATATCTCTTTGAAGAACGCCACTAGCGATCCAATTATCACCTAAATCATCTTCTTCAGCATTTTGATCAGAGGTTAAACTGCTACTTGTTATTCTTAATTCACCATCTTTTCCGTTTCCAAATAGTCTAGAAGCTGTTATAAGATAATCAATATTATTTTTTCTATATATACCATTTCCTCTTATTTTGCCATCTGAAGCAAATGATATTTTTGCATTTTGACCTGTAGTAGCGCTTGCACCTGCGTAAAAAGCACTTTTACTTCCTACATCTGAGTGAGCTGCGTTTGATTGAACTAATCCTATAATATCAGTACTATCTGAGCTAGAAATTTTAGATTCAGCAATAACCCATCCATTAGCACCTGAAGCATTAGCACCTATATATCCAGTTTTAGCATTAATAGAGCCTTTTAAATAAACATCCCCAGAATATAATCCATATAAATCGGATTGAGTTCCATCTAAACCAGCAGAAGCATCAGTTATTCCATCAAGTTTTCCAAGTCTTACTTTTGTATTAGTAGCTGTATTCCAAGCTGAATAAGAGTTTATACCATCTTTAATATCCATAAAAGGAGCATTTGAATCGTCAGATGTTAAGTATATAGAACCTTGTCTATCCGCGACATTTGTATTACCTATCCTTACAAAATCATCACCCTCAACTGGAAAATCTGTATTTGTATATCCAGTTGTAGCATATCTACCATCGACATTTGCTACTTCATTACTAACAGAAATAACCTTATATACAAGTTTTTTAATAACATCCCCTACGGGAGCTTGAGCATTTCCAGCAACCAAAGAACCAGGAACGACTCTTTGCATCATTATAATATCATTAGCTGCGAATGGACATACTCCATGTCCAGACGGGTCTTCAAAGGTAATATCTCCTTGTTGGTCAGAAGCAGATAAGCTATTTGTTGAAGCTACTTTAGCCGCTGATGTAACAAATACTGCTCCATTAGTTGCTCTTATTTGTTGTATCAGAAGTTCATATACACTAAGCCTTCCCCTTACAAACATATTGTCAACAGTTAAATCATATTCATTTAAAGCAGTTGCTCCTTTATCTACCTTCCACCCAGAACCAGCAAAACCAGAAACAAAACTAGAAGAACCAATTTCACCGCCAGTAAAGGAAACAGCTTTTCTAGCATACATATTATCTATAAGAGAATAATGCCCACTTGTAGATGATATGTTTCTAATAATTAAATAAAGATTATCATCTTCAGAATTGTAATTTTTTATTAAAGAATGTCCAGTCCCAACTCCTCTAGCACCACTTTCAGCGCTAGGATTCCAAGATGTAGTAGAGCTTAAACAAACTTCAACATCTGTATTTCCACCAGATATAACATCAAAAACAACTTCATAAGAAAACCCACTAGAATCATCACTTAATTGTATGTAAACGGAACCAGCCGCTGAAGTTGAATTTGTTAGTTTACCCCTTCCACTATTATTTACAAATGTAGCGTTAGAGGCTGTAAATCCATTACTTACAGCTAAATCTGTGCTGCCAGTTGCAAAGTCAAATTTACTATTAGTTCCATCTAAGGCATCAGCTAGAGCTGTTTTTTGATCAGAAGAAAGCAAATCAGCCATACTACCAGCAACTGTACTAGAGCCTATAGGAACATATCCAGTTCCATTTGGAGTAATAGCTATATTGCCATTTGCACCATCTGTAATAGTTATAGAACCTGTGGTTGAATTACCAGTTTGTAATGTTAAATTATGATTGCCACTAGACTTTAAAGTAGCATCACCACTTCCACTTCCTATTTGAAGATTGCCATTAATATCTACTTGACCATTAGTGGCATTAGTAATTGTTTCATCATTTGATAATATTAAACCAGTTGCCCCAGTTATATCTATACTTGTACTCGCTGTTATTGTTGTAAAAGCACCCGTATTAGCAGAATTTGCTCCTATTGGAGTTCCATCTATAGCACCAGAATCAATATTTGCATTAGTCAATGCTTGGCTATTTAAATCTTGAGCAGATGACCATGTTAATCCACCACTTATAGTAGCCGCTGATATATCTCCACCATCAATATCAAATGCGCTTCCTTCTATTTCGACTGAACCAGCTTCTAGTTTTTTACCAAGAGTAATTTTTTCACCACTATTTGTAGTAACAAATGTCAAATATGCGTTATCAGCTTCTTCAATAATTAAAGCATTTGCCGTATTATCTACAATCTTAATTGAGTTTTCACCAACAGCCGTAAAATTTAAAGCACCATCTCCTCCTATTAAAGTTAAATCACCAGTCATAGCTCTTGATCCGTCTATTTTTAAATACTGAGTATGGTCATCATCTGATAAGCCAGATAAAGAACCGTGATCAGTTATAGTTGTTGATGAAGAAGAAGAACCACCTCCTCCACTTCCAACAACTCTGACGGCTGGCATTTCACCAGAAGAAGCAACTGCTATCCATTGATTATTTGATTTTACATATTCAACGGTTCCAGAACCTTCAATTTGTCTAAAAGATATATCGCCATCTTTACCATCAGAGTCTTCTGGCTTCCCATGACCAAATGTAGGTTGTTTGCTTTTTTGATGTAATAATTTTCTTTCTTCTCTACTTAAAGGCATTATTTAATTCTTCTCATTCTATAGACTACAGTTATATCGTTTATTTCAAAATCATTACCACCACTAGAGCCACTTATGGGAGATATTTTAATTTGGAAACTATAAATTCCTTTTAAATTAGAAGGGGTAGATGGTCTTAGTTCAGCTGTTAGCCAATCTGTAGTTCCAGCATTTACATTTAAACAAGCTTTATTATCACTAGAATTAAGAGTTTTTAAACTTTTACCATCACTACCTATCTGATAAAAAACATTAGAATCAGAAGGGCTTTCTCCATTCCATCCATATGTAACTCCAATTGCTGACCCAGCTCCTTTAAATGATATATAAACTTTATATACCTTTTTTTGTACGCCAGGTTCTCCAAAATCAATATCGCGAGTTTTATAAGAAAATGTATCTGTTCCATCTGAATCATTAAAAAATGTTTTTATATCAGAATTTGTACCACATAAATAAAATAAATCTTGATTTTCATCTAAAGCAAAATTTGTTTTACTATGAACAGAATCAGTAGTTTCAACAAATCCTTGTTTTTTTGTCCAAGCAGATAAAGTAAAATCATAGAACAAAGCATCTCCAATATTATTGGTTATTAAAATTTGTCTTTTGTTTGGAATATATGCTATATGACAATACTGAGTTTTTAAATCTTGAAATGTTAAATCTTCATCAGATTTTGCCCCACCAGTTGTAGTAGACGATATTGAAAAACTATCAGAGTCTACAATACTAGTAACTGTTGTATTAGATGGTATACCAGAGCCACTAACATTAAGACCAACTTGTATTTTTACAAATGTAGCAGATGGAATACTAGTGCAATCAATTTGAGTTCCATTATTATAATCACCATAAGTGCCAGATGTAAAAGACCCTTTTAAATGAGTATAAAAATCAACTTCATTAATTAATTTAATTCCACCTTTTTCTAATAAATTTACAACTTGGTTTCCGTCATAAAAATAAACACCAAATTTATTAAACCAAGCTATTCCATAATCTGTTTTAACAGAATGATAATTGTAAGCAATTCCTTTTCCTTGAAATGTGTCTTCTAAAAAATCTACATTTTCAGATACATTAATTATATACAAACTTTGTTCTTTAAATTGAAGTATTCTATCTGCGTAAGCTTCTAGCTTTACAATACTTTCACCATCGTTAACAGCAACATCAACGCTTCCCATTTTATCTGGAAATACATCAAATTTATTTACTTGGCTTTTTAAAATTCTATCTGGATAAGTTCTTCCGTTTTGTTTAACATTCCCAATATAAGCTCTTCTTCCGTGAATAACTGCGGTTTTAAAAAAAGCAGTAATTGATTCTGTTATTCCACTAAACCCATTTATTGTTCTAAATGTGTCAATTCCATTAGAGGATGAAGGAGTTATTCCTTTTACAACAGATGCATACCTTGTAAAAACTTCACCAACAGTACTAGCATGAGAACTATTAGCCATATTATAAGCAATTACATTTCCTTCTGGAAGCCATTTAAATCCTTTATCTACAAAATCAATTTCACCTATTAAATAATAGTTATCATTTTCTTGAACCTTGTAATATAATCTAGTTCCCCTTACTCTTCTATTCATTCCATAATAATCAAAAGAAACACCTGCTTGATAATCACTACTACTTCCCGCGTTTACAACCCAATTTGTATCAACAGTAGCAACTAATGTACTTCCATTATAATCAGAAATTACACGATACTGACCTGAGCCACCCCCGCTTGCAATGTAAATAACATACCCATTATAAGCATCTGGGTCTGATGATGATCCACTTGCTAAAGTTATAGTATTATTACTTCCACCTGTTGCTCTTCCACTTATTAAAGTTTCATCAGCCCCAGAAAAAGTTTTTGCACTCCCCCCTTTTGAGTCTGCTATTTGAAAAGTATTAGCAGTTTTATTAACAACATAATACAATGTTTTTTCATTCCACCCAGTAGAGTTCTTTTTACCTTCAAGTTTAACAACATCATTATTTTTTAGCCCATGAGAAGTTTTTACTATTGTATTTGCACTTACATCAATGCCAGCTCCAGTTGTCATTTGTCTGCTAGACCACGGGTTAATATAACTATCAAAATTAAATAAAACAGAAGAGCCAAGAACATTTATTTTATTAACATTCCCACTACCTGTGTCTGAAAATTTAAATGGTAAAGATTCTTGTTTTTGTTCATCGTAAAGATATGTATGATAAAACTCATAAAGACCTGGTTGAAATCCATTAACACCAGGATTTTTAGCTATTACAGGTCCACTTAACCAAAATGTTGGAGCATCGGAAGAAGCGTTTGTATCAACAACAGTTACTTTAAACTCATCTAAATTATCACCAAGAGCATAATCTCCACTTCTAAAATTAGAAGCACTACAAACAAGTAAATTCCAACAATCTGGAACAATATCTGTTTTTGAAAATTCATAATCAATATACTCAGCATCACTAGGAGTAAAATGACTTACAACAACATGGCTTAAATCATCGTGTTCAGCACTTGTAATATAAAAACCTACAATAAATGAATTTACATCTGTTATTGAATAAGATTGACTATCTTCTATGACAACAACTGTTGTTTCTGTGCTATCATTTGAAGTTGCTTTAACATTATTGCCCTCAAACAATGGATGATATGTGGTATCATCACTTAAAGTAGCTTTACTATTTAAAACACTCCATCCACTAGCTACATTTCCAAGTAGTTGAAAATATTGAACCCCAACTCTTAAATTTACAGCTGAAAAATCTACAACATCTTCAGCGCTCCCATCAGCAACATTTCCTATATATTCTGAACTAGAAGAATTAACACCATCATTATCACTACCTGTGTAAGGGGTTGAAATTAAACAAATTCCAGCGGTGGGAGTTTTTATTGATTGGTCTTCTGTTAACCAACCGATAGTTCCAGAATCAGCATTTAATGAGTCAAATTTTTCTTGAGTAGAATCTATATATCCACGCCATTGAGTTGCGTTAGTTAATCCACCATCAGATATTCTTAAATTCCCGTCTCCAATGTAAAAAACTGGATCTTGAGTATCAAGGTTTATAACATCTGTATCCCATCCTTCACTATCTTTTATATCAAATGTATTATTATCATCATCATATGCTACAATAAAAGTTTCATTAGAAGAACCTCCGTCAAGTTGCACATCACTTTTCATAGTGAATAATCCTTTATTTTGTAATATAGCAGCCGTATTGGTGCCAGTTGTATTTCCAAAATAAGGAGCAAATTTTAATCTGCCTATTGAATCAATTGCAAAATCAGTTATTTCTGGAGATTCGTTTTCAGCTATATCTCTTGGGTCAGCGTTTGAATTTATTCCTCCATGAAATTCTTGTATTTTATATATCTGTTTAGGCACAATATACTAACCCCTATAAAAAACAATATATTTACAAGAAATTGTTTGGTGATAATATTTTACTTTAGGAACTATTATTGTTTTTTTATTCATAATGATTTACCATTTGTATAAATTTTGCAACAGTACCCTTGCCTTTTGCACTATTGTAATATTTTTTCCATTGCTCAGCTTGTTCTTTAACTGTTTTTGGAAGAGGCTTTGGAACTCTTCTGTAGTGCAATCTACACATACAAATTTGAGCAGCTATATTAGTTGTAAGTATATGTTCCCAATCATGTTCTTTTGGATCAAGAAAATATTTCCAATCTAGCTTACAAGCCTTTGCTACTTTTTTCATAAGAGATTCTCTAAACTTTAAATAGTTTTTGCATATATCTACAGCTACCCAGCTTTCGCATTGGAAAAACCCTCTAGCAGGTCCCTTAATCTGTTTTAAATACTCATAGGTGCTTTCAACAAGACCAGTATTATATACAAGCTCAAGAGCATCAGAGCTATACAAATCTATATCTTCTAAAGTATTTTTTATAATTTCTTTTATTTGTTTTGAGTTTAACAAATTAAAATCTCCTTAATATGATTTTCTTTTAGACCTAGATTTTTTCTTAGAAGACTTCCTTTTTGATTTTGATTTTTTCTTAGGAGGTCTGCCTCTTTTGGAACCGTACGTTCCTTTACCCATTGGCATAATTAAACCTTCTTTAATAGTTCTTTTAAAACAGCAGCAAAAACATCAGTTCCTTTGTCTATGATAGTTTCAAAAACTTTTTGCTCTTGCTTTTCATTTAAAAATGGAAGATTAATTTTTTTATTAATTTCACTTGCCCATTTTTCTTCAAACTCTTCAGATTGTATTTTTTCAATAATTAAATCTTCAATGCCATCTTTCATATCTGGCACAGCTGCTTCAGCTTGTTTAACTAATTGATTTAATACTATTGATTTTATGTCCATTTAAGACTCCTTTGTTAAAGTACAATGCCCCTTTTGTAAGGGAGGGGGAAGGATGTGTGTATTATATACGACTTGGGGCATTATACTAATCTCATTATTATTGAAACTACTACAGGAGTTACAATTATTCCAATTGTTCCTACTGTACTTATTTTTGTCAAATTTGTTTTATTTTCCTCTACTTGACCATTTAATTTGTCTAAATGCTTTTCAACTCTCTGAATAGCTTTAAAAATACTTATTTGGCGTTCTTCTAATTTAACCATTCTTGCAGAATTTTCTGCTCTATATTCAGCTACTGTCATATTACTTCTCATTTCTTATTCTGTCTAATTCTTTTTCTAAATAATCAATTCTTTGATTTTGTTTAATATCTGCTGGAATTTCAGCATTTTGATTAGCATCTGCATCTTCCTCCATTCTGCTAATATGCTCTTCATTCATCGCTACTTGATATTCTAAAAAACTAATTCGAGTATTTAATTGACCATATCCCCATACCATAGCACCTATTAAACCTACTGCTTGAATAAGCATAGGAAGAGATATATTTAAACTACTAGAATCTGAAATTGGTTTAGTGTCTTCCATTTATTCTACTTACACTCCCTTTTATTTCCATTAAAACATCACTCATATCATTTACTTCTTTTACTAAATCTTCATGCCTTCTGTCTCTAGTTTCATCTGAACGATTCCATCTATCTAAAAATTTTAACACTATTCCTTCTATGTTAGCAATACGAGTAGATTGTTCTTCGTTTTCTATTTTAAGAGCTTCTAAAGCTGCTGCTTGTTGATTTGCTCTTTTGCTCATAGAATAAACAAGGAACATAAACATAGCACCCACTACGCCTATCATTCCTGCTTCGGAATATAATGTTAAAAATTCTTCCATTAATTTTTTCCATTACCCATTATAATTGATTCTATTCTTGCACAAACTTCCATAAAGCCTATTACTTTCTTTTCCTTTTTTTCTTCCAACTTAACGGATTTAGGTTTAAGCCTAGTTCCTTTTGATACCATTGTAGCTCCTCTTCCATTTTATCATATCTAATACGTTCTTCAGATATATGTTTTGAAACAAGTTCGGATATTTGATCATTAGCTTCAGCCATCCTTTGTTCCAATATTGTGATACGATTTTCGATACGCCAAGCTGCGTAAAGAAGTCCACCCACAAGCACCAAAAGCTGACCCAACCACTTAATATTAATATTGAGGGCGAGATTGTCATCAATGACATCGCCTCGAAAACTTCTAGCGGTTTTTGGTTTACCATCTATTGACCTATTAGCCATCGTACTATTGTTATAAAAAACATTATAAAACCTACCACTCCAAACCAAAAATGAATTTCATTATCTTCGTACATTCCTTCTAACCTCTTCATATTTGTGATGATAGTAACACCAATGAGTTCCTTCATACAGTTTAGTATACCAATGAACTACAGAATCTTGATCTACTATTTCATGAAATATTGTAGAATAGTGAGTAGAATCTGGCTTTACTTTACTTGATACTAAATTTGAATTAGAACAACCAGTAAACAATACAGCTATAAACATACATAATAAAAATACAATATATGTTATAATGTAAAACTTTATCCCTCTTCTTGGATCGTCAAACATTTTATTTTAGTATACTTTTAGATGTTCTATTTGCTATTCTAGATAACAATTCTGATTTAGACTCGTTAGAGCTATAAGAAATTCCTCTTATATCATAAAATTTTTTTATTTCTGCTATGGTATTTGAATCCGTAGGGTAGTCAGATTGTGAAGTTGCTACATTGTTTACAATATGATGTTGACCAGCCATTAGTCTACCATGTCCATTATCATATTTTTTTGCACATTCTTCAACATAATAAATTTCTGCATTTTTAAAAGTATTAGACCTTTTTACAACTTCTCCATCAACCTCTACAAAGTATTCATATCCAGAAGTGGGGTAAGTTGTTGTTTCTTTAGAGCCGTCAGAAAAAGTCCTAGTCCTAACAGCGTTAGGAGTTGTATTCTTATAAAGCTTTATATTATAACCTTGACTAGACCTACGGATTATCATTTACGCCTCTACTTCTTCCTTCTCAGGTTCTTTTAAAGATTCTCTTAACATATTAACAAAAGATGCTTTACCAACTTCTAATTGCTCTTTTACAAAAGCATTTGTGTTTAGCTTGTTTTGAATGTCGTTAATATGGTTTAGAATCCTTTTTGATTCATCAGACATATCTTCAATGATATATTCTTTATCATCAAAGTTTAACTTAGGCTGTTCTTTTTTATCTTTAGCCATTTTGTTCTCCTATTTTGTTATTCTGGTCTTTGATTTGGTGCTAAGTTTCCAACTCCATCAAGTGGGTCTTTTCCTTCTACATGATCTGTTGATTTTTCTTCTGGTTTTAAAGGTTCGACTATCACTTTTCCATCTTTATCTGTCCAATCTGTATCCATCATATGTTTGTCTTGTCTTTCTCCAATTACAAGCCACGATATAGTAGCAGTTGAATTTTCATTTTGACAAGAAATGGTAAGAATATTTCCACTAACAGAACCCTTAACTGCATCCCAATCTGATTCATTAGAAGTAAAACATTGAACTTCTCTATTTAATGCAACAAAAGTACCATCTGTCATTCCTGCAACTTCGTCAATATTAATCGTTGCGGTTCCTTTTGATAAGTTTACCTTTCCTCTGTAGATGTTATCAGCTTGAGGTGCTTCAACAAAAGAATGAACTAGATGATGTGTGTCTTTTTTAGATTCTAATGGGTGGTCTATTTTAAAAGAACCACTACCTTTAGACAAAGCACCAGCTACAGTAACTGCTCCGCCAGATGCAATAGTTAATCTAGTAGATCCACCTGTTTGAAATTCTAAATCCCTATAAGTTCCACTACTGCCTTTATAAACTTTAATAAATCCGCTGCCTCCATCAGCTTTACTCATAGTAATTACTTCATAATTACTTCCAACATAATCATCACTATATATTGAAAGTATAGAGTCATTTAATAAAAGGTTGCCATCTTTAGTAAGTCTCATATATTCCGTCATTCCATCACCAGGATTTGTATAAAAAGACATTTTAGTTGGACAATCTGTGTTATTAGTCCAAGCACCTTCAGCGTTTACACTTATCTCTCCTCCTACTACTTCACCAGATGAATTTTCATTACCATTAAATCTAAGGTAACCTAATGAATTACCATCTGCTATTGTATCACTAGCATTTAGAAGAGTAAGAAGATGCCCACCTGCCCTTGTTAAAACCATTTGATTTGTTTCATATTGCATCGTAGTAATAGATGATATGGTTGTATTTCCTTCTAAGCTAGTTGTACCACCTACATATAATTTTTTAGCGATAGATGCTCCACCTTCACATCTCAATGCGCCAGTGTCTCCAGAATCATTACTTGCATCTGTATTGTCTGTAATATCTACTACACCATTAAAAGTAATACCATTAGCATCAATCTGTGCTTGTAAAGTTGAAGCACCAGAGTAAAGCCTAAGTTGATTACTAGTTCCCTTTCCATACAATTTCAACCCATCAGCATCACCTAGCATTATTCCTGCATCTCCGTGTGTATCTATTGAAAGTTTTATTTGAGGGTCTGTAGCGTGATAAATCTCTAATTCAGAATCTGGGTCTGTAACTCCAATTCCAACATAGGAACCATTTGGCTGTAATACCAATGGTCTATATGCAGTAGCGTGTTCTACGACTCCATAATAGCCGTAATTACTAGAATTATTTACACCCCAGTAATGTCTTAATTCCCCAGAAGCATCTCCCCCAACTGTCATAGCTATATTACCATTTTCATCCGTATCATCAGTTGTGTGTTTTACATGAAAAGTTGCCAATGGTGAGGCGGTTCCCATTCCAATAGTCCCATTATTAAGAATAGTCATAGCCGTAGTAAATGTTTGAGTCCCACTTGTAGCAACGGCTGCTGCGACATCAAATTCATGTGTGCCATTAACTAGTTTATATCTACTTGCTTCATCATTAACAAGAGATTTATTATTACTTCCATCCCAATAATTATTACTTGCTAATATTGTATATTGACCAGCAGAGGGTGAACCAGCCGTAGACATTAAGGCACCAGTGCCTCCAATTTGTACAGCGTCATAAGTATCCCAAGTGGCTTGAGGCGTTGTTCCAATTCCAACTTTGCCACTTGAGGTAATTCTCATTCTTTCATTATATGAATTATTTTGAAGTGTACTAAAAGACATATATGCATCAAAAGTACTAGTTGTTCCACTCCAAAACTGCTCTTTTCCAGTTTTAATTAAAGAACCTCCTTTTGCATTTCCATCGTTCCCATATAAAACACTAGATATAGTAATAGTTTCGGCAAAATCTGAATCTCCAGCATCGTGAGCTGAATTATCTATTCTAAAGTCAACATCTCCATCTTCGTGTGAGCCTACAATATGAACCTCTGAATCGGGAGTAGATGTTCCTATTCCTATATTACCACCACTAAAAAGAGCTGGGTAATTTGTATCTGATCCACTTACATTGACATTTAAGCCTACATTTGTTGTTGTTCCTTGATTGCTTGTAGAAACAACATCCAAATCTAAACCAGTCATATTAACGGTACCTGAAGCATGATTAGTAGCACCATCATTTAATTGCAAAGCTAACCCAGTTAAATTAGCAGTTTGACCAGAGGCTGTTACTCCAGACTTGTCAAAGTCTACATATAATACTCTTTCTGTTGCGCTTGTAGTGGCAGTATAATCATTATCAATTATCATATTACCAGATACAGTTTCATCAAATGTAAGACTACCTCCCCCAGATACTGTTAAATCTCCAGTAATTGTTAAATCACCAGATATTGTTCCTCCACCAGTTAATGGAGCACTTCTTGAAAAACCCATATATTACCTCTTAAAAATATCCTATTACTTTGAAAGCAGATTCACTTCCTCCAAATACAAATGAATCACAAGCAAATGGAACAATAGCACCTGGTGCAAATATAGCTGCAACTGCAGCGCCTGGTATAACAATTGTTTCACCACTTCCTAATGTTAATGTTAAATCTTCAGTACCAGCAGGAACGACAACTCCCATCATCCCTCTAGTTGTTTGTGAAAACGAAACAGCGGTAGTTCCATCACCAGTTTTTATTTCACATGAGGTTATTGGAGCACTTGATTCTTTTACACTCCAGCTTTGAAGTCCTTTAGCCATCTTTTTTCTCCTTAGTTACGATACCTTACCGAGCTTGACATTTCTCATGGGCATCTTGGTTAATTCTATATTTAATTTACTTATTTCACTGCAAATGTGGAAGATGGAAAATTAATAGAAATTCTTCTTTTATTGCTTTCATTGTCAGAAACTTTTTTCCAAAATTCTCTCATGCAATATTCCTTACCTTGCAAATCTCCTTGACCTTCTTTTATTTGAGCTTTTACATAGTCTACAACCGCCATACATAACATTCTACTTAGATTTACATGAGAAGTTTCATCTACACTCGCATCTGCTACAGAACTAGGTATTTGATATATTGTAATACTTTCACCAGATGATTCGGTTGTAATTGATTCAGAAACTGTTATATCTGCGTTACCTGTTCCAGTTAAACTTGCAATAGTAAAATCTCCATCATTACTAGACGACCCTATTATTCTAATTTTATCACCTACTGCAAATCCATTTGTAGCCCAATACCCACTAGATCCAGTAGCTATTTTTTTAGTTCCAGATGTAAATGTAAACCCAGTTCCAGACGCTACACCTGAAGTATCTTCTAAAGCTTCACTAACAAAAGCCTCTAAAGAAGATGTGTATTCAATTCTTAATCCATTTGATATGTCTTCATCTGGATAAATTAATTGTTTTTTAAAAGAACTACTTGGCAGTTTAATTCTATGACCATCTATTGTATCGGTACTAGCACTATCACTTATTTGCCATATATGAATATACCTTCCAAATAAAGAATAAACCCATGTTTTATCTGTTCTGTATGACATTATTCTGGATCCGTATCTTCTGCTATTTTAATATTGTTAGTTACTCTTCTTATTTTTTTATATTTATTATCTTGAGTATCTTTAATAGACACTGATAATAATTGAATCATATCAGATGGTGCTACATATTCTCTTTCACCATCAATAATATTTTGTTTATTTACTTTAATATTTTCTGGGCTTTGAGATTTTATCAAATTAAATGCATCTTTTACCCAAGCTTTGGCAAGACCAGTCTCTTTGACCCCAGTTCTTTCCATTATTTCTTGTAATGTCATCTTGTTTCACCTTGTTGTTGATTCATTTGAGATTGTAATATAGATTCATAACTCCTATCTGGAATAAAGCTTTGATTATATGAATTTTGTAATTGTTGTAAAGTTATTTGCAAAGCACCACTTAATTCTATATCTTCTTCATCTAAAGTAAGGCTTGCTAACTTTGCTTCTATTGATTTAATAGCCGCATATAAAACAACTAAATAAACTTTGTCATCTGAAAAATATTTTATATCACTATGTGAGTAAGCTAATAAACTTCCTCCTTTGTCAACAGGAAGATTATTTACATAATAAACTTTAAATGCATCTGGATTAGACCCAGGCGAAGGAAAAACACTTATTGTTCCATTCTCATTAACCATATAAGCTGGGTTGTATTTAGATGCGTAGTGTAAACTATTAGTATCTGTTACATTTGATTGAAGAGCAACTGATATTTCTCTGCAGTCTCTCCAATCGTTATCAGTTCCAGCTTCTCTAACAACTGAAACAATTTTAGCACCATTTATATCTAGACCATTTGAAGTTTGCTCAGAGCTTTCTTTTATAAACATATGAGTATCTTGAGGTCTAATTGATAAATGTTTTGAAGTTACATCTATAACTCCATCTTTTAAAAATTGAGATAGTTGAGCTTGAGTTGGATAACTGTTGCTACTTTCAATATCAATTGATGTTAATCCTTCTACTTGAGCTTCAAATGTTGCCATATTATTTTATTTTTATAAGGTTATGCTACTGCTCAAAAAATCAAGCAGTAGCAATTCCCTTATTTTACCTATTTAGAAGATTATGTAGTGCCAGATGTTATTCCTTCAGCTACAAAGCATGCACCTGAAAAATACCAACTTGTACCATCGCTAATTACTTTTACCCAATCTCCAACAACTGATTGACCACCAACAAATGTAATAACATCTGCGTTAGCATCATATTGTCCAAGATCGTCAGCAGTTGCACAAGTAACCATTCCAATCATTATATCAGCTCCACCATCGGTTACAATAGTGTAATTAGCTCCAGAAGGAGCTGCTTTTACAATGAAAGTATAATTAAGCCCAGCTGCTGGGGCAGGTAAGGTAGAAGCAAATTCAGTCGATGAATTTAGAAAAAAAGTTTTTCCAGATTCAGCGGCTGTAATTACATTTGCTGCTGTAACATCCTCAATCCCACTAGAAGGATTGCAAGCAATATCAATTTCAGCAGAAGTTGAATTACCCGCACCTATGTCTTTAAGGACTTGAGCTTGAGAATCGGTAATCTCACTATTAGGATTATTAGCAACCCAGTATTTAGCCATAATTTAACTCCTTACGACTTTTTAATTACCAAACAGTATGCTGTTGCTGCTGCTAAATTAACGGCTCCACCAGTGTTGTTTGCCAACACTAATGTAACTGTATTAGCTGCTGTAACTGCTCCTCTTAGAACTAAATCAGCTACGTCTATACTAAGACTAGACATAACAAAATCTCCAAGAGCGGCTCCTGTTACTGTAATTTCTAACGCTTCTTCATCTCCATCAGCTATAGAACCAGCGTCCCAAGCTTTTGAGCCTGAAAGAGCATTAGCGAGTTGATCAATATTAGAACCATCTTTATTTTGTCCATACATTGGAATAGCCATTCTAATACCTCCTTACGACCAATAAGCGTGGGCTTCTGGCATTGACCATTCCATCCCAGCTTCTGTTTGAATTAAGTCAACCCTTCGGTCAACACCACTGTTTTCTAAGGTTTGGACTCCAACATAAATAGCCGTATCTCTATTTAAGCCATTTCCAACAAGAGGTCTGTATGCACAATGCCTCATGTTAACAGCTAGCATTTTGACTGGGCTACCATCAAGGTGAACATTACGAGCTACATTCATATCACCATAAGGTGTAGAGATAACTGTAATATCAACTCCCAATACCTTCTTTTTGCCAGTAATTGACATATCAGCTCTATAGTTAGGCGATATTTCAAGATTATTAGCAAAATAACCACTTAGCTTATGTAACCAATTAAAAGTAGCAGTATCTACAAAAAATAGAGATGCATTAGCATTGTTATAACGAGGGTCTAAGAAGTTACTCATATCTTGCAAAAAGTCATCTTGAGTTTTGCTTGAGTGAGTTAAGCTAAAAATATTACCATATTGTGTAATATAATCAACAGCACCTTGAGTATACCATTCATCACCAGAGTCATATTGAGAACCAAACAAACAACTTTGTTCAATATCCCATTTATGCTCAATCAACTTTTCACGCCAAACTCTAGCCCACTCACTTGCATCATACTTGAGGACGGTAGCACGAGTTGTGTTATCCATCGCCATAGCAGTCTTCCAAATTTGTGTACGACCATAAGCTGTCGAGAAAGGTTGATCTTTCCAAGTCTCTGGGTAACCAGAACCTTGACCATGAGCTGTTCCAACAACATAAGACCTATAGTCTTCAAGACCAGCGTTATTTGTTTCTCCTTCACCAGAGATACTTACATTGTATGTACGATCTCCAGCTGGAGCTGCTGAGTTTACACCCGCAATAACATCATGACCAGCTGATTTTGTTTTTACAACAGTTCCTTTCAAGATCGCGGCTTCTCCTTGACCATGAGCAGTTGGTGGGTTTGTAGATTCGTCTTGAAGGGTTACGCTATCTACTCTTATTATAGCATAAGAAGCTGTTTTTTGTTTAGCAGATAAAGAAGCAGATGCATTACCAAAATTTATTCTGACCATTTGGTCTTTCATATAAAATTGTGGTTGAGTTCCTGCTCCTCCGATTCTTACTTCGTTACCTGTATTTCCATAAACATTTGATATATTACCAGAATGTTTATAATCGCTCATCATCTTAACATAAACAGTAGTACCTGCTGTTTCATAACTATCCAATTGAGTATCAATATCTGTTCCATCAAGGGTCTCAACCCACGTTGAATTGTCGTTACTAAAAGCTACAGGATATGCATACCTTTTATGAAAAGATGGTCTGCGTTCTGTGAATTTAAATTCTGGGTCATCAGTTGGTTTCTTTGAAAGTTTAGAAACCATTCTGAAAAAAGGATCCTGAGCTATTGCTAACTCAGATACTCTATCCCCAAAATTGTATTTTCTCCGAAGCGCGCCTGTATCGAGGTCTTGACCATAGAGCGGTTGCCCAGTTGATCCACCAGAAGATACATCAGCGGTTGCTTCTAGATTAAATAAGTCAGCCATTTGACTTACTCCTTATTTTAGAGTTAAAGCATCTGGCTATGACTGAAAAAAGTTCAGCTATTAACCAAATGCAGATTCAAGATTCTTGTCAATCCCCAAAATGGCATCAAATAACTCATCTTCTGGATCAGAAATTACAGAAGCAGAACCGTTACTAGCTAATGACTTAGGTTTCATCTGAGTATTTTTAATATGCTCAGAAGCTTTTTCAGTTACACCAGCTGATCGTGGTTCTTGAATAGGTTCGTTACTTTCTCTTTGTTTAAGATAATAAATATCATCAAGAGATAACTTCCTAGAATCTGCATAGTTTTTAAACTCTTTCCATTCGTCTTCGTTAAGACCATGTTTTTCTTTAAAAGAATTTATTTCTGAATTAATTTGAGCTTCTTGTCGCTGCTTTCCTAATTCATTCTTCATTCTTTGTTGAACAACCCTATCTATGGTAGAGTTCAGAACTTTTGCTGAATCACTTTCAAGATTTGTTACAGCTTCATCCGCGTCAAAGATAAAATCTTCTGGAAGATCAAGCTTTTCTGTTACACTTTGTGGGGTTTGACCGCCACCCTCGAAATAACTTCTCACATGATTAATTAATTCGGGGTCTTTTCGCATTTCGTCAAGTATAGGTAAATATGGTTCTAGTTCCTTCAGACGGGTGTTAAGCCGTTTTCCTTCTTTACTAGAATCAGCATACCTTTTTTTAAGAGTCTCGACATCCTCTTGCTGAACTTCACTAACAACATTTTCTTTGTTATCAGAAACAGTTTGTGAAGAATCATCACTTTCAAGAATACCTCCATTAACTTCTGCATCTAATGATGAGAAGAAATCAGAAGGACTTGTAGAGCCTTGTACTTCATTGGGGGCTTCGGTTGAAGCGTTGCCTTGAGTTTGAGCCATAAGTTTTTTTTCCTTGTTTACAATTAGAATTTATTAATTAGTTTTGTCTTGTTCCAATTCTTTTTCTGTTTTCTTTTTTAGATCATCTTGCATCAATTTTCTATAATATTTTTGTTGAGCTTCTGTTTCTAATACATCTTTTTTAATTTCATTTGAACCAACACCTATTTGATGTCTTATTCCAGCTTGTACCAATTGACGTTTTAATGTTTCGTTTTCACCCATTTTATCTTTCATTTGAGATTCTAGAGATTGGATTTGTTGTTGCAATTGAGCATAAAGAGATTTTCTTTCTAGAATTTGTTCTTTACCTCTAACATCTGTTTCAGAAAGCATAGCAACATCATCAATAAGACCAGCTTGAAACCATCTAAAATATTCTTCAAGTAAAGCCCACCTATTTAATGGCATAACTGCTCCAGCTACAATTCTTATATCAAATCTAGACGAAGCATAATCATTCCAAAGTTGAACTTGATCCCCATAATCATTATAAATTGGAATATTAATTCTTGTTTCTTTTTCATCATAATCGCCAGCTGTGTTTGGTTGAACTATTCTAAATACCTTATCTATTTTATAATGAGCTTGAGAATGTTGTTTAAAAATTTCCCCAGTATGTTCAAGAGCAGGTTCTAATACGCTATTCATCCAAGCTTTTATTCTTCTAGTTCCAAACTCATCATTAGCAAGTAAACCTCTGTATGTTTCAGCTTGTTCTTGAGTAAAGCCCATCATAGCACTTGGAATACCAGCTATATACTCCATATCTGATTTACCTTCTTGCGTAACGGTAAAAAAAGCATTATTAATTGGAGCTGGCAATACTGGAGTTGGAGGTGTAAAACCAGGTCTGTATTTTAATAAAGCACCTGGAGCTGATGAGTATTGTTCCCATTCATCTTCTGGAACACTTCCCTCTTCATATATCCATCTAAGATTGGAAGCAAGGTTTGCATTGTGAAGCATAACTTGATGAGCCTTATTAACTTCTTGTTGTTTTCCTATCATTGGTATAACTGCTGACATTGGATATGGAGTACCAGTATATAAATAAGGTACTGGTATTATAGGATAGTCAGTTATTGGTAATATGTATTCATACATAGTAACATCAGAACCAAGAGAACAAGATACCTTAACTCTTTTTTCATAGAATTTTACGCTATCAATTATAGTTTTTGCAACTTGCTCATTTTCAATTAAAAGTTTATATTCTTTTTCAGTAACAACTTTTGATTCTGTTCTATTTAATTCTTCTTGAGCTGCGTAATCAATTTCAGATTTCTTTCTTTCTATTCCGTACTTTAAAGCTTCTTCAGCTTTTTTTATTTCGAGCAATGCTCTTTCTTCTATTATTTCACCAGCTTGAAGTTGGCGATCTATTGACAATATAGCTTCTTTTGTTGCCACTTGAGATTCTTCTATAAATGATTTTAATTTTTGCTCTGAAACTATTTTTACATTTTTCATATCCTCATCAGATGGATACATTTGTATTGTAAGATTGTAAAAAGGAACTCTTATTTTTTCAAAACATTCATAATAATCAATTATTTGATCTTTTGCACCTTCAGAATCAACGCTTGTTCCAATATCTTCATGTATAATAGCGTCTGAAGAATTTCTATCAACCATTGAATAAGATTGCATCCTTCCTTGTTCTGATGCTTTATTTATTTTACGAATATGTTCTGGGAACATTTGTTTAAGTTGATTTTTAGGAACTGCTTTTTTAACAATAATAAAAGAAGCATCTCTTAAAAGAAAATCTCTACTCATAGGATCAGGGTAAACATCATAAGGGTCTATTCTTTTAAATACCACATCCCCCTTACCATTATCAAGATCAGTATCTACATCTATAAAAAAATAACCAACACCTTTAGCAAGAGCGTCTAAGATAACACTGCCGTAAACAGCTTTGCCATTTGAAATATTCCAACAATAGTCAGATATATCACTATGTATTTGAGCTATGTTAGTATCACTTCCATCAACAGCTACTGCTTTCCATCTAGGATTATTAGCAGTTACAAAATATTTCATTGTTTCAATAATAGGAGTTATCCTATTTATTTGAAAAGTAGGCATACCAGCTTCTTCTAAAGCATCTTTTTCATCTTCTGTTAATTGGTCATTAAGATAAAAATCATATCCTTTTTGACTTTGAGACTGCCATTTAATTCTTTCATCAGAATTAGCAGAATTAAACATATTATATATTCTTTCACTTGTTTTTGTTTTAGCCATTTTAATTATCCGTATAAAATTTTATTATTAAGCAACTATCCAAGCCTTTGCTTTTCTCTTTGGTTTGATCCATTTTCTTTCTTTTCCTTGATTTGATTGTTTTAAATTTGGGGGGAAAGCGTGCAAAAGCGCATAGAAAAGTGTTTCAATAGTATCATCATGTGCCATTTTTGACCCAAAAGTAACGATTTCGTGTTTTAAATCAAACATATTATCCCTTAAATATACTGTTCCCGTACTAAACCTACCAGATAAACCAGAATATATCTTATTTCTTTTTTCTCTTCCACCTGGTTTTTCAGGGATTACCGCTATTTCAAACTTATTTTCTATTCTTCTTCTTTCATTTAAAGCTTGAAATACCGATCTATTCATAGCGACATCTTCAACTGTACTAGATGTACAATGGTATTTTTGATGCATTTCCATTATGTAATCAACTACACCTTTTTTTCCTGTAAGAGTTCCATCAACTCCTCTTGCTCCGACAGTTGGTATTGAGCGATGTCTTTCGTATTCAAGAACATAAGCATTATTATTGGGGTCAATTGCCACAGCCATAATAACAGAAAAGTCTGAATTTCTTGTATCTATATCTGTGGCTGGGTCGCATCCAATAAATGTATTACATGGTATTTGTTCACCATCTATTATTAAATAATTTATATCATCTTCATTTTTATAATAGCCTTCCCAATATTTTACATAATTATTTCCCCAAAGAGCATCTTCTTCATTTTGAACTTCTAGTTCATATTCTTGGTAATAACCTTGTCCTCTTCCAGCTTCTTCATATTCTTTTTTAATTTTTAAAAGTTTTTCTTTTGGCATATAAGAAGCCCACAATACACCACCTTTCATTTCTGGTTGAGTTGATTTGTATGTAATTACATCCCATGTATATTTAGATTTATTATCTGCTTTTTCATATCCATCTAATATATTTTGACACAAGCTATCATAATGAACTGGTGTTCCTGCAAATATTAATCTACCGCTATTAACATCTAAAGCAGGTCTAACTCCATTATATACAATATTCTTTATCTTTTCTCTAGCATCTTGAGTTACTGTATTTGTTTCACTTTCAGTATCATCAAGGGCAACAATATCATATCTTTTTCCTAAATAGTTTTCACCACGAACACTTGAAAGATTTGAACGACTTATTAATTTAGCTTTTGTATTTGTTACAATATCAGTTTCAGTCCACTTTTCTCCAACAATATCTCCAAAATAATATTTAATCATATCATTTGTTTGGAAATGTTGTTTAATGTATTGAAGATTTAAAATTGATTTTCTATGATTATCAGAAACCCAACCCATAAATAAAAACTCATCTTGAGGTTTAAATAATATTTTATGCATTAAAAATGTTTTAAATAACTGAGTTTTAGCACTTCCTCTAGGAAGTATTAATGCAAGTGATCTTGTAGTCTTTTCAAGTAGAGCATCTGCTATTTCATAATGGAACTGGGGAGATTCGGACTTTCCAAAATCCCCTGGCAAGAATAATTTACCAAAAGCAATCAAATCATGCCGCGCTATGTCAAGAACTTCATTTGCTCTTGAAACATTATTATTATTAATATTTACTTTTTGTACTTGCTTCTTTTCCATGTTAAATATTCAGCTGCTTCAACTGGGTCAAATATAGTAGTAATTAACCTATTATCGGAATCATCAAAACGAGGGTCTATAATAGTTACTGGACAATTAAATATATTTTTATCATCTAATCCTAATTTATCAGCATAATTATCAATCATTTTAAAAGAAGCTACTTGAATACCATGACTAATTAATCCACTTGAGGGGTCTTTTAAAACTTGGTATCCAGAAACATGAGTATGTCCGCAAGTAAGTATGTGATCACGCCATCCTGTTTGGATTGCTCTAGACACACCATGAGCGGTGTTCCAAATAGAATTACCTTTAAAAGTATGCCTTGCATTTATCCTAACTTGTTTACCATTGGGAAATCTTAAATTCATCCTAGCTCCCCATCTTTCATACACTCCTCGATGATCCCTCATTAAAAATTCTAATGGGTCTCCATCACCAGACCAAACATCGTGATTACCAGCTACTAAGTATATCCAACTTAATTTAGATACAAAGTATTCAGTAAGTCTCCAAGACTCCTTTGCGCTTGTAGATTGTTGTGAGTACAAAGCAGCTAATCTTCCTACCCAATTATTTTGTATATCTCCAAGATTTCCTGCAAACATTCCATCTGTTTTATTAATAAGGTCTGTGTAGGCAAGTATTTGAGATATATCAGTGCCATCATCGTCTATATGAGGGTCTCCAAAATGAGCAATTCCTATTGCCCCATCAATATTAATATCAACATTTATTAACCCTTTTTGTTTTCTTGCACCTTTTTTTACTTCAAACTTTCTTTTTCTATGAGATATTAATTCATCTATCGGAAGGTCTTCTACTGCATCTTCATATTTTTGCTCTACTTTAAATTTGGGAGGTTCAATAATATCTGGATTTAATGTTCTAGAACCGCAAGAATAACATTTCCATAATTGTTTTCTAGGCTTTGTGGCTCTGTATTTATGTCCATCTTTTCTTAAAGCCCTTCCTTTGCATTTTGGACACCCTATAATCGCCCCTTCATCATTCATTGTAAAATCATCTACAGCCATTTAACTATCCTCCGTTTTTTCTTCTATTTGATTTTGAGGATTTCTAACAGCTCCTTGCAATTGATCTTGTGAAAAACCAGCAAACAAACCAACGGCTGAATTGTTTTTCTTTGTATTATTTGATGTTCCAATAATTTTTCCTAATTCTTTAGCAGATTGTAAAACTATATTATCATCTGGGCTACTATCAGCAAGCATCTTTAATCTACTAAGGACATATTCATGATCTATTCCCATTCCTTTGGCAATATCATTTACACCTTTTTCTATTTCATCCATTACTCTCTCCTGTTTTAATAATAGGACTGCTTTGTTTTTTGCTTTTTGAAAGTCATCTGTCCCGTATACATTTTTTACAGCATCTACAGCTGGTTGCCCTGTCATTACTTGAGTAGCAAAAAGCTGTTCTTTTTTAGTAATTTTTTTTCTGGAATTAAAATTTGAGTTTGAATTTTTAAGTTTCTTAGAAAATGTGTATCTGTTTGGATGTTGGTTAAAATCCGTATCCATATAAGCTTTGTCATTAAGAAGAAAGCTGCCAACAACAGTCCTTACATAACACTTATTAGATTTATAATTATTGGTATCTTTAGGATGATTAATATTCCCTCTCTTTAATATCTGAACTATACCTTTATCATCAGCTTCAACCCAGTCTCCTTCTTTTGGATTGTCTTTCCAGTACTTTATTTCACTATCGTTATGAAGCTTAAATTCATCAGAATCATTATAAACAAAGTGTTTTACCCCTTTGATTTCTCTAGACTCGATAATCTTTCCCTTTCTTTTTTATCATCAAGTGCTTTTGCTAATCCCTTTATGAGTGTATTTACTTCTTTTGGAATTACATATATTATATTGTCTATTTCGACTGGAATGTAATCAGAAGCAAGACCAGATAAAATAAATTCTTGCCCTTCTATTGGTAGGTGTTGAATCTCTTTTATTAGTTTACCCATGTTATAAGTTAACTACTTCTGTTTTAATGTACTACAGTTAATTAATGTAATTTATATATGTATTATTATTTATCCCCGCCCTCACCTCCTTGAAATTAGATATATTGTCAAGTTATTTCCTAGAATAATTTTTCCAAAAAAATAGGCTCAAAATGCAGCGGACACTATACTTACACCCCATACCCTTAAAATGGAATTAACTATTTTTTGTTTTAAGTTAGGAGTCATTTCATGACACATTTTACTTTACATGGCAAAGTCAATCAGTTGATTACTCTAAAGAGTGGCGAGCAGAAGACCGTTCAAATGGACGCTGAGTTCATTATTGAGGTCGATCTCAAAACGGGCAAAGCTTGGTACCGCGGAGTTAACAAAACTCCATTCGGTAAAGAGGGCAAATGTCCACAAGCCATTCTTGAGGTTCTCAAGGCAGAGGAAGCGTAAGCTTCCTTTTTTGAGTTAATCATATAGGCTTTCACATACCCAGGTTGCTAGACCCTGAGAAAACTAGCAAAGATTTTATTATATGAGGGCAAGTGTTTTACCATTTTCACTTAGCCTTCAAAGTATTTATTATACACACTTTTCAAATAACATGGGTAATAACTAGGGAGGTTATATGAGCATTAATTTTGCACCCAAAGAAAAGCTATGGTTTGTACTACTAGATGGTACAAATACTGTATTGTTTTATTCAATACACAAGGCTCAATGTCTTGCGTATATGGAAAAGCGATTATAGTTTTTCTCGTTGGTTAGAGGCTACCAGAAAACAAAGCCTCAAAGAATTTATTATATAAAGGAACTAATAATGGAATGTAATTTACATGAAAGAATAGAGGCAGCTATTGATCTTATTGAAGCATGGAGATTAAATGATTGTGATGATGAGTTTATTAGGTATGCTACAATTAATTGTTGCCCTCATCCTATACAACAAGAAGTTATATTAAACTTGTTGGAGCAGGGGTGGTAGAAATACTATCCCTGTTATTAATTTATTATATAGGCAAGGTCGCTATCACTAGTCAATCTTGAACTTGAAGCCTTCAAGACCTAATGTATGATATAACTAATCGCGGCTATGAACTGAACAGAAATGCCGAATTACTCTGGTTAGGAATGTCTTGCCTATAAACATTTAACAATTAACAATAGGGAGTTAATATGAGCAATTGTAAAGAACCATTACATAATCATCACGATGGATGTCCATCTTGTTTTTATTCTTTAAATGCTGAAAGTATAATTTGGGAAGAATCAGAAAGAAAATACTCAGGTAAACCTGTAGGCGTATTTAATGCTATAAGAAAATACCAGATGGAATCTCCAATATTCAGACTGTTTGTTAAGCTTGGATTGAGAAAGTAATAATGGCAGGGCTAGAGGGAAGCCTTTAATTCCCTCAAAGATTTAAAATGATGTGGCTAATAGTAATATCCGTACAAATATTAATATTGGCTTAAATGCAAATCCTATGAACAACTCATTCTACTAGGGCGTGAGCATAGGGCAGTGAATCAGTTCTTTAAGGGCTGAAGTATTCGACCTAAATATTGGCAATACTATCGTAAAGATTGAGCTGTAAGTATGAGACTACAACTAAGGAAAGTTCTAGTGTTGTTGTGCAATAGTGAAGGATTGTTAACCTTCTAGTTCTATAAATAGATGAGACTAATAGCGTAAAGAATAGGCAACTGTTCAATGTTATAATGTTAATGTGATTAATACTCATGAGACATAAGTCGTAGTATAGTAATATCAGATTCTAGCACAATGTTGCTCGAAAGAGCAAAACAAAATAACCGAGTATTGTTAGGTAATGGGTTAAAACTCCCTGTCTAAATCTAACTTGCAGCATCATTAATTTTGGGGCTAAATACGCGCCAAATGTAAGTGCGGAAACCGATTGTGAGCTTACATAGATTGCAAGGATCGCAACCTGTAATATTAGTTTGATCAACTATATTAGGATGGTGTTATGAGCACCATCTGCAATCAAACTTTTATAAAATAATAAAGGAGTTAATAGTGAACGAAGATAAAAAGAAAGCAATAGCTTTAAGAATAGCTGTTCTTATTTCATACGTTATAAAAATGATAAGTGATAAAAAAGTAACTGGTAAAGACACTTCACAAGATGAAAAGATTGTTCCAGAACTATTAAGTAAATTAGTTGGTGAAGTATTTAGTTATGATAAAGAAGGATTTATGATGGTTCAAGAAGCTACAGAAAAACTTATAGAAGAAGCTGAAAAAGATATGATTAAGAAAGGAATACCTACAACTGATGATAAACAAACTGCTCAAGCATAATAGGGAGTAAATATGTTTACAAGAGTAAAGCTATCAAATGGCTTAACTGTAGCCAATTTTTCATCACCACATTCATTTAAATTTACAACAGGTGAAATATTGGAAAAGTGTAGTCCTAATTGGTCAAGGGAAATGTCTCTTGATATAAAAGAATCTGAAAAGCAAATGGTTCTTAAAGATGGAACTAAAAGTTGGACAGATGTTTTATTAACAATAAGCATACCAAAAAATGTTTTATACAATTTAGCTCCAATAGTAGAGCTTGAATCAATAGATATAGTAATTGTTCCACTTATGGTATTAAGAGCAATTCAATCTCTTGATGAGGATACATGGGAGCAAGAGAATTTGAAAAAGATACTGCTTTCAAAATGCAGAACTGTCAGAATAGCTGATAGGGTTACAAAAGAAATATATCCAGATAAATTCTGTATTTAATTCCGTACTCCCTAGTACAGGTGGTGATGATTGTTTATAGACATGGTTTCATGATTCACCACCATTTTTTTATTTAGAGAAGTTTAGCATCCATTAGTACTTGTGGGATTGCACATAAAGGTCAGCCCTTTATCTTCTCTATAAAATTTAAAGGGGAAATATTATGTTTGAAGGAAATATAACTAAAACAATTTATTATAATGAAGATTTACTTAAAAATTTAAAAAAATTAAAAGCTTTTCTTAAAAAAGTTAAGCCACAAGATTATTATGTTAGAGGATTTGAAGATTCTAGGATAATAATGATTGAAGTTGTTGAAATAATAATAAAAAAACTAGAGGAGGAAAAATAATATGCTAAAAGGTATATTAATATTTATTGTTATGTTAATACATATAATGTTTGGATTCTTTTTAATGAAAATATGGGAAGACAGACATATTTGGAAAAATGATAAATCTAATGAATTAATGAGCAAAGTAGATGATTATATAAGCTCAGAATCTTGGAAATAATATGTTAAATAAAGTAACTAAAAAACAAATTAACGATGCTTTTGAATATTTTATGGACACTGGAAGATTAGAAGAAGTTAATTCAGACGACAGGTATTATATTAAAGTATTATTAAAATCAATAGCAAATGAACAAAATGTAAAATTAATATTTGGAGAAGAAGATGAGCAATCTAAATCTTAAAAAGAAAGACGATGTGTTTATTAAATTAACAAAATGTTTAGATAAATGTAATTCAGTTCGTAATCTTAGCAACTGGGAAGACAAAGCTCTTAATGATGGTTGGATAATGGCATTAAAATGGGTATTAGGGTACGATGAATTAAATAATTCTGAAGAATTATATCTTGACAACTTAGATGATAATGAAATAGATATGAATAAATTATAAAAAGGAATAAAAATGAAACCAATAAAAGAAAAAAAAGAAGTATCTAGATATAGATTACAATCTGTTAATATAAAAGAGATTATTAATAAATATCCAGATAAAGTAGTAGATGTTTATAATGAAGGAAAACACGCTGTTTTACAATTATCAAACATGAAAATAAAATTCTTAAATAAAAGGAGTAATTAATATGGGATTCGATTTAACTGGTTTAAACCCAAATAATCCAAATAACGCTGTACAGCCTTCAATAGATTGGAGTTCAAATCCAACACAAGAAGAAACAAATAAATATTTTGAAAAGATGGATAAATATCATACTGAAGTTCCAGGTAATTACTTTAGAAACAATGTATGGTATTGGAGACCGTTATGGGATTTTGTTTGTTCAACTTGTTATGATATATTAACAGAAAAAGATATGGAAGGTGGAAGCTTCAATGATGGACATGAAATATCTAAAACAAAAGCAATAAGAATAGCAAACAGATTAAAAAAGATGGATAAATTAGGCACTTTAGACAAATCAGAAGATACATATAAAAAGCAAAAAATTCATTGTGATAAGCATAATAAAAAAATAGAAAAGAAAATGAATAATCTTAAAAAAGAAGTTGTAGAATTAACAAAAGATAAAAATATAGCACCAAAGGATTATCCAAGACTTTATAAAAAAGAATGGGATAGATTGTACAATCAAAAAAAATGGACTTCTTCTTATCCATTTGATGCTGAAAATGTAAGAGCTTTTATAATTTTCTGTGAAAATAGCGGAGGGTTTGTAATATGCTAGGAAAAAAATTAGAACACAGAGTAAAATCTTTGTTAGCTGAAGATAAAAAATATCAAAGATCTGATTTGGTTTTAATGTCTAGAATATGGTTTGATGATATAAATAGAATACATTATAATAATATAGACGATGTTTCAGCTGTTAGATTTCTTATGCTATTAAGAGATGGAGCTTTGACAAAATCAGAATCAGTTACTAGATGCAGAAGAAAACTTCAGCAAAAATATCCTGAATTAAGAGATGAAAAAGTTTATCAAGGTAGAAAGGATAAAGAAAAAGAAATGAGAGAAAGCTCTCAATATTATTAATTATATTGCCCCTAAGTTTAGATATTATTAAATTTAGGGGCTTTTCCAAAGGGAGATACAATGAATTTAGAATCAATTTACGCTGGTTATTTAAATAAAAAACAAGATTTAAACAGAGAAAAATATAAAGGTTATGATGGATGGCACTCTGCTTCACAAGCTGGTTCGTGTTTTAAGAAATTAGCATTAAGAAGTGAAGGTGTTCCAGAACCTGCTATGGAAAATAGAGTTATGAGGCTACTTCGTCTTGGAACTATAGTACATGGTGATATAGAAAAATCAATAAAAGATTATATGGATGATCCAAATTCGGATTACAAAAATTCTAAATCTGTAATTCATACAGAAAAAAAAGTAGAAATACCAGAATTTAAAGTATTAGGTCATCTTGACATAGCAATACATAATACAGAATATAAGTTTGCCAAAATAATAGATGTAAAAACTTGTGGCAGCTATCCGTGGAAAATGAAATTTGGTAGAAAGCCAGACCCTAATGCTAATACAAATTATAATTTACAATTATCAACATACGCATACGCATTTGCAGAAGAAAATAATATTTACTTAGACGATATTGAAATGTCTTTGTTTTGGTATAATAAAGATACAAGTGCTGTTAAAGAAATGATTGTTTCTAATGATTGGATTGAACAAGCATTAGAATATTGGGAAGATTTAAGAGAATATACAGATGGAGTAAAATCAGAAGATTTAAAAGTCGGAAGTTATGGTGTTCCTATGCAAAATTGGGAATGTAGATATTGCTCTTATAAAGACATACACTGTAAGGGAATTTAAAAACTTAATAATAGAAAGGAAGGTTGAATGTCAGAAACAATAATGACTTTAAACAATAATGAGCTTACTTTAGATACAGTTAAAGAAAGTTTAAACCAAATAACTAAACAACATAAAAGAATTAGCAGAATAAAAACACCAAAAGGTCTAGTAAAGAAAAAACAAGGCTTTGATTATGTTGAGCTTAGTTATATGAAAAAAATTGCAAATGAGCAATTTCCAGGATGGTCTTGGAAAATTATAAACTCAGAAGCTTTAGGCAGTAATGCATATGTAGTTCACGGCAGATTAAAATGGTTTGATAATGGAGTTTGGAGAGAAGGTGATATGGTAGCTGCCCATAGAATACAAACTAAGAAAAATGTTAATCCACCTGAATTTGTTGATATTGGTAATGATATTAAATCTGCAAATACAGACACTATGAAAAAAGCATTTAATGTGTATATGGATATAGCATCTGATGTTTATAGAAGTGAAGATCCAACTTTGGATGATAATCAAATAGAGAAGCTAATAGAAGCTTCTAAAGGTACTTCAGTAGAAGACTCTATATCTGAAAAAATAGAAAATAAAGAGATAAATAATAACAACTATAAAGCGAGTTTAGCAAAACTCAGGAGGTTAGGAAAAAATGAATAGATTTGAATCAAATGAAAAACTACTTGTTGAAGGACTTGAATATTCAGTAGGAACAAGTGATGGAAAGGTTTTTAATAGAATAATATATAAAGGAACTAAAAACTTTGGCGGAAAGAATATGATGTGTTTTGAAACTGAAAATAAAAATCAAGTAACTATAAATCCAAGTTATAATTCATTTACAATAGAAGAAAACGGGCAATTTCCTATGCCCGAAGACCTTAAAATAAAGGAGGGGAAATAATAATGGGAAAACTAACAGTAGCTGAAACTGAAGCACTACAAAAAGCAGGTGTACTAACAAAAAAAGCAGTAACTGAAATGCAAGAAAAAGGACTTGTCTCTACAAGACGCAAGAATAATAGAAGGTATATCAAAACTGCAAATGGAAATCTTGTTTCACCACAATTGTATTTTCAAGGAATTGGAAAAGACAAATATAGTAATGAAATGAGTGAGCTTAAAGAAAAGTTCAATGCTCTCGTAGTAAAATACACAACAACTAAAAATAATAAATAGAAAGGACATTTTAAGATGATCGAATTATCTGATACAACTTACAATGAAGAAAGGGATGGAATTATCCCTATAGTAGCAGGAACATATCCCGCTCATGTAGCAGGTCTTGAAAGTAAAGACTTAACTACCAAAGCTGGAGAACAGAAAGTTTTTAATATAACTTTCCTAGTTGCTGAAGAAGCTAGTAAAACAAAAGTTACCAAAATGGTTAAAAATGGCGATGGTCAAATGCATGAAGCAAAAGATGAAAATGGTAATCCAATAACAATACAAGCTACCCACATGACTGGAAAAAGATTCAATTCTACTGGTATATGGTTAACACCAAGCCCAGAAGCTGGTCAAGGGTGGAAAAATCGCAAATACAAAGAGTTCTTTGAAAATCTAGGAGTTATATTCCCAGAAAATAAAGACGGAGATACTGTGTTAGCTGAGGTTGAAGAAAGTGATGTAATAGGTAATCCATGTTTTATTAAATTAGGACAAGAAACTTATACAAAAGATGGCGAAGAAAGAAGCGTTTGGAAAGTATTTGATGCTTTTACTTGGTCTGATGGACAAAAATTGTCTGAAGATGAAGTAGTAGTAGACGATCTTCCATTTTAAAATACCGCATCCTAATAAAAGAGAGAGTTTGTTTGAATTTCATTTTCCTTTTGATTAAAAAAAATCAATCTTATAGATTGTTCTCTCTCTTTTTATTTAGTGGCATTGGATAATTGTTAACAAAAGTATGAATATTAGGATTATTTTTGTAACAAGTGAAATTATATATTCTTTTTTGGTTGGCTCTAAGAAAGACCAGTGCCACCTAAAATTTAAATATAGGGATGGAAGTACCCGTAAGGACTTCATAGGTAAAGACTGTTTGGTATCCAGCCTCCTACCTAATGTTACATCCCTTATTAATAGGGGGGTTCTCGTTAAGTGGTTTATTCTACTTTCACCACTCTGAATTAACAGGCGTAAAACCGTGAGCAATCCCCCAATAATTATACAATGTCGGTCAGTTAAGTCTAGACGATTCAACTCCGTAAGCGAGCCGACTGTATGGGGCATAAAAATAAAAATAATAAGGAAAAAAAGTACTTAGCAAAGTAAATAAAAATGTTAGAATAATTTTTCTGCTTTGCTTTGGCTGTGGCAGTTATGCCTTTGCCCCATTAAATTTTTCAATTAATCTTGGGAGTAGATATGAAAAAAAGAATTAAAATAGTATACAAAATAACTGTAACACTTTGGATATGGACAACAATAATATGGTTTTGGATGAATGGGTTTATATTCTTTGTAGCAAAATAAAAGGAGAAGTAGTGAATAGAGAAATAATACAATTAATGAAACAAAGATTACAAATAGGTAAAAAAGAATATGGGCAAGAAGTAGATGTATTTGATGGTAGAAGTTGGGAACAAGAAGCTTTAGAAGAGGCTTTAGACTGTTCTATTTATCTAAGCGCTGCTTTATTAAAATTAATAAAATCAAAAAAGAAAGGAATACAAAATGACCCAGAATGTTAATAAAAATGGATATAAAAAATATCAAGTTCCAAATGAAGCTATGTTTGGAAAACACGCTGGTGTAAATTTCTACGCCAAAAATAATGAAGATAAGAATCTTTATTTAATTAAATTATTAGATCAACCAGAGGATAAAAATGCTTAGATATTATTGGGAAGCTATCTTTTCTGTTGAATATTTTCCATATTGGGAATTTTCAATATTGGCTGTTGTGTTTTTACATTTAAGGTCTTTAATAAGAATGGAAAAGCTTCAAAAAAAAGTAGACGAAATACAAGAAATAATGTCTGATTTGCTCAATGAAATTGTCGAATAAATTAACACTTAAACCTCACAGAAAAGTCAAAGCAATAGATAGATTAACCAAAAAAGCATTAAAAGATAAACCAAAATGGAAACCATCTAAAGGATATAAATATTTAAAAGATTTAGAACCTGGTACAATATTTAAAGTCGGAGAAATGAAAGGAATTTTACTAGAATCTAGTGTAAATGCTAAAGTAATAATAATAGAATCAGCGGGTAATGAAAGTTCATCTCTTGGGAAAAAACTTATATCCGCTCATACAGAAGTAAAGGAGGTATAATGCCTACACCATTTATGTGTCATGAATGTGATTCACCCACGATGAATAGAAATGGAATATGTAATAATTGCATAGAACCAACAACAGCAGATGAATTTAATAAAGCATTATATAAAAAAAATAAAAATATTTTATTTACATCTTTAAAAAAAATTGATAAAAAAGTTCATAATCACAAATTGGGAATAGGATTTTCTCAGAAAGACTATAAATAAAATGGAAGAAAACACTAAAGTAACTACAACTCCAGATAAAAGACCAGCTATGGCATTTGATAGAAGAAAAGAAATTATGGTTATAATGAATGCTCTTGAAAATTATAGAAATGAATACGCTTTAGAGAGCATTGATTACTCAGTAGAAATTGAACATCTTAAAAAAGAATTTCAAAAACTTTATAAGATGTTTGATAAAAAATGATAATATAAAAGAAGCAGTTGCTTCGGAAGGAAATTATGATATATCTTGACCCAACGATAATAAGAACAAAAACATCTAAAACTCTTTTAAACTTATTAAGTAAATGTGAAAAATATTTAAAACAACATGATAGCATAGAATCTATCTCAATACAATCTGACATTAATAGAGCAAAAGAAATTTATAAAGAAGAAATAGGGAGAATTTATTATAAAAAAAGAGGAGAAATATAATGGGAAGTATGTCTTATATAAGTTATTTATGCGAACATAAAAAAGAAAAAGAATTAATAGAATTATTAGATAAAGACAGAATAACTAGATTAACTGGAAAATCAGCAAAAGAACTTGCACATGGATTTATAAAAGCACATAATAGTATAAAAGAAAACAAAGATGATCCAGCTTATAAAAAGCTAAATGAAATACACAAAAATTATAATAAATGATCTGTCCTTGTTGTGGCTACACAGATGAGGTAAAATATAATCCTAGTAAAAAAATAAGAGAATTAAGAGGTAAAAGAACACGGCATACTAAAAAGCTTTTAAGACAAGCGATAAATTTAATACAAACAAATATACCTAGCGAAAATAATATAAACTCAGAATATTATTTATATCAATCAATATCAAAAATAAAAGACAAAGTAATAGATTGGTCAGTTTCTCAATTTATAAGCAATAAATACTATCTTAAAGGAAAAGGATTTAAATATCTATCTAGTATAATTGTTAATCATAATAAAAATAGAGATACTGTTAGCAAACATGAACTTCTGCAGCATGGCAAACCGCCATCTGTAGTTAAAATAAAGGAGGGTTAATGTTAGAATCAACATTATTTCCAGTAAAAGAAATGCCTGCTTATTGGGAACAAACTAATAAAAACAAAGGTAATGGAACTAGCGTTAGAGAAATGGCAACTGGATATAAATTCATAATAAGAGAAGATACAAATGAAGTACTAAGTTGCATGACAAATGATTATAGAATGGTAACAAATAAAGAAATAATAGATACGGCTGTCCCAATATTAAAAAAACATAAAGCAGAATTAAAAGAATCAGTAGTCTTAGCTCATGGAAGAAAAACTGTTTACAAATGGATAATACCAGATTATAAAATAAGAATATCTAAAGATGATGTTTTAAACCCAGAGATTATAATAAATAATAGTTACGATGGAAGTCTTCAAGTTCACATATTAGGAGGAGCATTTAGAATTGTATGTTCTAATGGTCTTGTAATAGGTGTAACATTTGGAAAAGGGAATTTTAGACACAATGTAAACAATATAAATCTTGAACATTTAGATGAAAAAATAGAAAAAACAATAGAAAGAACAAGTAAAATGGCTAATGAGTTTGAATTGTTATCAGATACATCTTTAAACGAAAGACACATTATGAAATTGGTAGAGCTTTTCCCAACTCAAATGTCTGAATTTATAGTGCAATATTTAATTGCTAATAAACCTAAGACTTATTGGGATTTGCTAAATTGCGGTACCTACATAGCATCTCATAAGATGAAAAGAAATTATCAAACAACTCATAAACTTGAGTCTCAACTGTTTGGAAGTGTAAACAAATGGGCTAAAGCAACAGCCAAAGCTTAATTAAACCACGGGGGCAATTATTGTATAGGTGTTAATATGCCTACCTATACACCCATTACTACTGCTAGGTGAATAGTTGCCCCCTAATTTAGGAGATAATATATGGATATAAATTGTCCAACAATAATACCTTATATGGGAGGAAAATTTGAACTAAGTAAAATTCTAATTCCCATGATTCCAAAACACACTAGATATATAGAAATGTTTTTTGGAGGAGGAAGTATGTATTTTAGAAAACCAAAAGCTGAATTTAATGTACTAAATGATAAACACAATGATCTAATAAATCTATATTTAACTGTCATGAAAAATTATAAAGAATTTCAAGATGAATGTAATTCTTTAATTAAATCTAGATATTTGTATGCAGAGTTCAAGGAAAACTTGAAGTTAGAAATAGAATATAAAGATATGCCAAATCCTTACAGAGCAAGTAGATACTTCTATGTAATAATGAACGCCTTTAACCACACATTTCACAATCCAATAGCAAAAGAAAAACAAACTTGGTTTCCATATAAATGGGAAAATTTTCAAGAAAGCAAAAGAAAACTTGAAGGTTCTATAATAGAAAACTTAGACTTTAGAGAATTATTTGAAAGATACCCAACAAAAGAAAATGATTTTTGGTACTTTGATCCTCCATATGTCGTAGCTGGAGAAAGGGGAGATTATTATTTTCATGCTTTAAATGAACAAGATCACAGAGATATGGCATATATGATAGATGTAATAAATAATGATGGAGGAAAATTTATGGTTAGTTATGATGATCATAAATTAGTACATGAATTATATAAAAACTATTTAATTAAAAAAATACCTGTTAGATATGCAGGTCAAAATGTAGGCAATGATTATAAAAATGAGTTGGTCATAACAAATTATGAACTAACAAATCAACAATTAACTTTTATATAGGAGATAAAATGAGTGATAAAATAATGCCAAGCTCTAGAGAAGCAGAAGAAGCTATATTAGGCTCAATACTAATAGACGGTTCAAAAGCATTTGAAAAGGCAAACGCATGGATAAGAGATAACAACGCATTTTACTATGACAAAAATAAAGTACTTTACTCTGTTATATCTGATATGCATAGAGATGGCAAGGATATTGATATGATAACTGTTTCTGATAAAATAAAAGATTTAAAGAAAGAAAATCCTCAATCTGGATTAGATATGTATTACATAACGGGTTTGCCAGAAAAAATACCTACAACATCAAACATAGAAAGTTATTCAAAAATAGTTTGGGAAAAATTTATAAAAAGAGAAACAATAAAATCAGCTCATGATTTATACAACACAGGTTTTGATACAAAAAATCAAACAGTAGAAGATTTATTACATAGTCATCAAAAACTATTAACTGAATTACTTGAAATAGCACCTAGTAAAAAGAAAGAAATAAGTTCTGTTATAAACGAAACTATAGATACATTAAAAACTGGAAAGAATATTATAAAATTTGGATACCCAGCATTAGATAATATAGCAGGTGGTATGACTCGTAAAGAAATAACAGTAGTAGGTGGAAGACCTGGACATGGTAAGACGACATTAACTATCAATATTATATACAGTTTATTGAAACAAGGCTACAGAGTTATGATGTTTAACAGAGAAATGAGCAATATAGAAGTAATTAAGAAATTTATGATAATGGAAAGTAAGGATTTGTTATATGAACATTTAAGAACTGGTAATATTGAAGAAGGAAGAATACAAGCAATTGAAATGATGGCTGATAGTTTAAAAGAAATGTTAAAGAATTTAATTATGTATGATGATATAAAGAATCTTGGCGATGCTATGAGAGAAATACAAAGAGAGAAACCAGATATTGTAGTTGATGATTATATCCAATTAATTAAAACAAACAATAGAAACACTAAAGATAGAAGATTTGAAATTGAAGATATATTACTTGAATACAAATGGGTTTGTAAGAAAGAAAATTGCTCAGCTATACTTGTTTCTCAATTAAATAGAGAAATAGAAAAAAGAATAGAGCCTAGACCTAGACTTGCAGACTTTGCAGAAAGTGGTACAATAGAACAAACAGCTGAAACTGCATTACTTGTATTTTATGGGCATAACTTTAACGATGAAAGATTTGACAAACATGAAATAGAAGTTATATGTGATAAAGCTAGATATGGAAAAGTAGGAACTTATGTAATGGGTTTTAATGGTAACAAATGTAAATTCTACTCTACCGCTGATGATGCTAGGAATGAAATAATTGATTTCAATAAAAATAAAACAAAGATTGGAAACGAGAGAGCCATGTCAAATGTGCAAACTCAGTTTTAATGGATTTGAAAAATATGAATATCATTCATCAATTAGCAATACAACATTGTATGTGTGTAAAAAATGTGCAGTAAGGGAATATTATGGTACAAAATCACAAGCAAGTAAAAAATGGAAATCAGATAAAAGCAATAATAAATTATTTGGAGAGCCAATTAATAATAAAAGGATTAGATAAATGCATAAAACAATAATAGGAATAGACCCAGGTGCTAGTGGGGCATTATGCTTTACTAACTCAGAAAAAAAACAAATATATACATATAAATGCCATAAGTTAATAAGCGGTAGAAGATTAAGTGTTTCACTCGCTTTAAATGCTTACAAAACTAGAAAAGCAACAGCATATATAGAAAAAGTTCACGCAATGCCTCACGATGGTAGAAGCTCTTTATTTAAATTTGGAGTAAACTATGGAGCATGGCTAGGAATACTTAATTCAGTAAAGGGAATAAATAAAATAGTAGAAGTATCGCCACAAAAATGGATGAAGTTTTGGGAAAATAAAATTGGAGAAAAATTACCTAAAATAAAAAAAGATAGAAAAAACAAGTTAAAAGAAATAGCATCTATTTATACAGATAAACCAGCGACACTTTGGAACGCTGATAGTGTTTTAATAACAATGTACGGAATGTACACAGAAGAAGGAGAACTATGGAAATCCCAAAAATAGATATTGAATTTTCAAAAGGAGATGAAACAATAGGAGTAAGTAAATTTAAAATAGAATCAAATGAAATATTACAAAAGGAATATAGAATATATTTATTTCCAATAGAACTTCAACTAACAACAACACCTAATATGTTTGCAATAGGAATTAAAATCTTTTCAATAACATTTAGTTTTAAATTGGCACATGAAAGATAAAGATTTAATTGAAATTTTATATGATTTAAAAAATAAAGTTAAATTAATGAAAGAAAATATTGATGTTATGATTATGTTTATTGATTTAATTATAGAAAACAAAGAAAATTAATCATTATACCATTCATAAATATCTTTTGAAGCATTAAAAAATGATCCTAACACAACGGGAAAGAAGAGGTATGATAAGCCAGTCGTGATTTCATTCCTCTTTCTTTCCTCGTCTTCATCTGCTCCCATAGCAAATAAAGCCCCCCAAATCATAGTTCTAAAAGCAATTGCTAATGCTGGGTTTTCAGCTCCTCTCATCAATCCGTACATATTAATAGCTTGACCTTTTAAAAGATAGCCTATAAGAGGAATAGCAGTAACAAAAGAAGCTATAACACTAGCCATTCCTCTTGTTGTTAAAAATCTTAACATAGCCACAGCTTCATGATCTATATTTCTATCTGAGGGGTCATATTTTTTGCCTTTAGCAATAGATTTCATTTGAATAGAAACAGCATCTAAAAGCCTTGTCATTCCATCAATAGTTCCTTCACTTCCATCACTAAATTTTTTATATATTTGATAATCATGTATCATTTGAAGGGTTGGATATTGTTTATATTGCCACAAAGCTCTTCCAAATCCATTAAAACCTTCTCCAAGATGAGGAGGTGTCATACCAAATTGAGTATAATAAACAGCGTTTCTAGCTATTTCAACAGCGGCTGGTGTCATAAATATTTGTTCATCTGATTTACTAGAATCAGCATCTATCAAGCCAATTTTTTGAGCATGAAGTAAAGAAGCTACAATAGTTGTTGTTCTTAATTTTTCTTCACTTCCAGTAAATGTAAATATATCTCTTCCTCCGACTCCTTTCCACCACCATGACAACTTCCAGCTTACCATTCTTTTTATTAACCCATCACTTACATCCCCAAGCATATCTTTAAAAAGTTGTTGAATTACTTTTTCGCTTGTACCTTCTTCTAAGGTAAATATATCATAAAATTGTCCTCTTTTTTCTCTCAAGTCTTTATTGAAGACAGATTTTCTTAGTTCATTAATATCTTTTAAATTTTGAAATTCTTCTCTTGATGAACCTTCTTTAATCTTTATCATTTTCATAAGCAAGGCATCAATACTTTCATCTCCACTTTTAACAAAGCTATCTCTACCAGCTCTTAATAATCTAGCTAATCTAATTGGGTTTGCTGTTGGAATTTGTATTCCAGGAGTAGGAATAAATCCCATATCAGAAGACCTTACATCACCATCTTTCATCATAATATCTGTAAACATAGTTAATACATTCAATGCTCCAGTATTTTGAGCTATTCTTTTCCATTTGTTGTTATCAGAATCCATCGCTTGTTGAGCTTCCCTTACATTATCCCATCCAACTTGAATCATTGTATTAATTATTTGTCCAGAATTTTGAACGGCTGAACTTCCTCCTAAAAATAACATAGAAGCTGGGGCAGTTATCCACTTAGTTAATCTTTCTGCTTCTTTTGGACTCCATGTTCTTCCTCCTCTTATAAAAGAAGGTAATCCATTTAACTTATCTGCAAAATCAGCATAGCTTGTTTCTTTTCCAGTAATACTTATAGCTCTTGATGTTGGATCACCAAATCCTATTTTTACTCTGTTTACTGCAAACTCTAAAGTACCTTTAGGCATATTCCCTAGTTTTGAAATTTTAAAAACAGATTCAGCTAATTCATTTATAATATCTTGCTTGTTTAAAGCATTGTATGTTTCATTAAAATATTCATGATGAATCCTACCATCTTTTCTTCTTAATAAAGGATCAGTCCAAGAAGTAATGTGCTTTAAGTTTTTTAAAGAAGGTAAATCATATAACGATTGATCAGCTTCTTCATTCTTATGAAATCTAGTTATTATATTTTCCAAATGCTCTAATCCTAATTCATACCTTTGAAGATCACTACCTTCATATTCTCCATTTTTTTTAAGAAGTTCCTTTGCCTTACTAAGATATTCAATTCCTCCTCTGCCTCCTAAAACAGATTGTATTTCATCTTTTAATTTATTATTTGTTTTTCTTATTTGAGCTGGGAGCATTCTCATAAATACATTCATTTTAGAATATTTATTTGGAAAATAATTTTCTGCTTTTGGTCTTGAAAATGCGGTAGGAGTTTGAAGTTCTCCTTGTTCATTTTCCCATAAAGTTGATTGTATTCCATTTGCTTCAAAAAATGTACTTAACCATTCATCTGCTTTTTCTTTAGATTCTTTAAATTTTGACATCCTCCATTGAATAACATTTTTGCGAATAGCATTTCTTCTAGCTAGTTGTTTATCTGCTTTAGATTTTATGTCTGCATACGCAGCTTTATAAGACGCTCTAACAATTGCTAATGATTTCCACACTTGTTTCATAAGCAATTCATTTGGTTCTTTCCCTTGTTCGTATTTTTTAAAATTTATATATTGTTTTTTATGAGTTCCTTTTAACTCTTTAAATTCTAATTCTTCCTTTTCTTTGCCTTTCTTTTTAACCTTTACAGTTTGCTTTCCAAAATCATTTATTTCGTCAGACCTATGCCACCCTCTTTCAATAACAGTTCCAAGTTCTTGATTGTCGTATTCTGTATACACCTCTGTAACTTCTCCATCAACTTCAGATAATGTTTTGCCAAGAAAATTAATACTAGTTCCAGGTTTTCTTTTGTCTCCTAATATCTGAGCTTTGTCTATAAGATAAGCATTATAAGTTTCAGATGAACCCCCTTCTCCTTGCTTAATCATTACATATCTATATTCCCATGTTTTGCCTTTCATTATAACTCTTTTTGTATGGATTCCTGGTACTCTGTTTCCAGTTTTTTTCGCATTAACTAATTGTTTTATTTTTGTTTTTAATACCTTTAAGTCATTACCTGGCATAGCATTTTCTGATAAATACCCTTCTTCATCTACTTCTCTATTTATAAGCTGTGGGTTTATATATCTAACTTGACCATTTCCAATTTCATCCATTAATTCATCTGTATATTTAGATACAATTTTTTTATCTATGTTTTCTTTGCTTTCTTGCAAGTCTTCATAGCTATAAAACCTAAGAGATTTTCCTTCATCTTCAGCTAAATAACCATAATAACCTGGGACATCTAAAGTTACTTCTTCTGTTAAAACAACTCTTTGACCATTAGAATCAACAACTTCAATACCATTCATAACAGAGTTGTTAAAATAAACACCGCTACCTTTTCCTTTTATTAAATTGTGCATAACATCAAATGCTTTTTTTCTTGTTTCTGTTATTGGATTTAAATATATACCAGCCATAGATATATTTCTATCGCCTATAGTTTGAGCTTTGCTTACAAGGCTTCCTAAAAACCCAAATCTATCTACCCAAGAAGCAATAAATTCTGGAGGAGATAAAAATAATTCAGTTTTAGATATTCCTTTTTCGCTTTTTGCCAACTTTTCTCTTTTATTTATAATCCTATCTGTAAGAGCATTAACAGATGTCATAGTTCTAGTGCCTTGTTGTATAGTTACTGGCGTTATCTTGCCTCTTAAATGTTTGGCGTATATTCTTTGCCAGTCATTTGCGTGTTGAACGGGGTCTATTAAATTAGGATCATAACCAGCTTCTTCAGCTGATTTCATAGAATAATCTACAAGTTTATCATACAATTTTTTGTGAGTTAAATATCTTTTTTCTTCTATTTTTATTAATTTTTTATTTTTATATCTTTGAGCACTAGCAAGATAAGCCTTAGAAGGTCTTCCTATTATACCAGCTATAGCTTCGGAACATTTATATTTCCAAGCTAAAACTTCATTAGAATGAAGGTCTTTTGCTTGTTGGATAGTTCTACAAGCAGACATTAGCACTTAGCCATTTTTTCTGATGATGATATTTCTTTTTCTGCCAATTTAGAATTTAATATATCTTGAGTATCTCTAAGGTCTTTGTAATAACCTTTTTTCATTTGGGCATCTCTTTGCTTTTCTGGAGTTAAAGACGCTTCAAATGGTTCTAAACTGTTGTTAACTCGATGAGACATATCACTAACAGATGCTCTAAAATATTTTTCCCATGATGATAAATAAATACCTAATAATTTATCATTTAAAAACGCTTTAGGCAAAAATTTCTTTACATATATTTTATTTTGATCAGTTAATCCAGATAGATATTTTAAAGTTACCCACATTTTAGCATCTTCATCTAAAGCTTCAAACTTATCAATAAACCTATCTGTAAACTCAGAAAAGGAAATGTTTTTATCAGTTTGAATAGCTTCTCTATCATTTGTTTTTTTAAGTAATAAATTCCATATATCTATAAAACTCATATCTTTAGAAACTGCTTTTGTTCCTTTTATTCCTAAAAACTCTTGAAGGTTTGTAGTTTCTTTGGAAAAAACTTTAAACTTTTTAAATAGAAAATCTTCAGCAGCTTCAAATGAAGAAAGTTTATTATTATCATCTCTCATATCTTTTAAATAATTTTGCATAACTGATGATTCTCCCATTTCTTTAGCGGCTGCTATATGAGCATTATTAGCAACATCATTAGATTCTATAGCATTAATCACATCATAATTTAAATTATTTCCAAGACTAATTAATAAACTTTCAACTGGAGTTATATTATTTTTTAAAGAAAAACTATATTTTTTAACATTGTTTAAAAGCTTTGAAAGTTTTTTACTTTTTCTTGTTCTTTTATTTAAAGAATTTTGTACTTTTGATTTAAAATTATTTGAATAATCTTCATCACTAAGTAAACCTTTTAAAGCCCCTCGGTTATCTATTTTAGATATATCAATTGTTTCATCCCCATTCATCATTTCATTTAAATCTCTACTTATATCAACATTTAAAAAGAAATCAGCAGATATACCAGTTTCTGTTCTTCCATGTCTAACTTTACTTACATTTTGAACACCTTTAACCATAGATAAATAAAAGAACTCAGCGTCAGTAAAATCGCTATTCACTTCGTTTGTACCAACAATTTGCTTTTCAAATATTTTAGATGACATAAAATGATCAAATCTCATAGGTTTACCATCCTCATCTAATGGCATACTTTTAAGAATATCTGTTAAATGTGTAAACTTAGAACCGTCAACAGCCATTTGAAATAATATTGCTAATTCATGTGATTTAATTGTTTTTAAATACAATACTTTATCAGACTTAGCAGCGTTATCTAAATCTATTTCATTTCCATTTTTATCTACTAAAGAATCTCCGTTGTTTTTTAATATATTAATTTGTTTTTTATCTAATTGAGATTTATCAATTTCAATATAATCCATTATAACTTCTTTATTTGGATCAACTGCTTTTATTACTATATTTTTTATGTCTTCGTCAGCTGCTAAAGTAGTATCCTTAGATTGATTTGATTCCATTTCCATAGAAAAATCTTTACTATAAAGCTCAGCCATTATAGTTCTACTATTTAATGAAGTTCCAGTTGTTCCAGTATTTCTTGCGTTTCTTTCTATTTCTTTAAGAGAGTGCAAAGGAGACAAGGCAGATGATTTAATTTTACTATTTGGATCATCAACCCTTGCTCCAAAAATAGGCAAAGGAACTACTCTGTCTACTTTTTCTTCTTTAGAATAATCTTGCCATTCTTTCATGCTATCAGCATAATCATCATCAATAAATTCAAATACACCTTTATCGCCATCCCAATCGCCATCAAAGTATTCAGTAACATCTTCTTCTCTCATTAACATAGATTCGCCAAGACCTTCTTGTAATGCTTGTACTCTTCTAACAATTGGACCCGTTACTTTAGAAATTGGATTTCTGTGCATTAAAACATTAACCTCATTGTTTTCTAAAAATGGATTTAAATACTCCTTAATCATTCTATGCCTATTTAAGCCTTTACCTTCTTTCTTTTCAGCTTGCATAACTTTAGCAAAAGCTTTTTCGCCAATTGATTCTTTCCATTTTTGAAAAACTTGATTGTATGCAACTTTATTATCAGCTGAAAGAATAACATTTCCTTTAATTATTTTTTGATAATGAGATTTTAAATAAAGAATTGAAGACTTGCCGTCCCAATCCCTTCCTTTGTATAATCCTTGTTTTATTAAAATAGAATTAACAACTGGAAAAATTTGCGATCTTATAGCTGGGTGAAAAAGACCAAACCCATCTTTCTTTATTAACTTTATATAGCTTTCTGACTCACTAGGTATTTCACCATCTTTTAAAGCCCTATCAATAAATTTTTTAAATTCATCGGGGTTTTCAATTAAAGTATTTATTTTATCTGTATAATAAGATGAAATATCTTTATATCTGTTTCTAATAGCTTTTAAAACATTGCTAGTAAATTTATTTTCATAACCATACATAAGAAGCATCTCTCCTAAAGCTATAGGATGAGAAGCGGATTCTTTACTTTTTTCTTGAACATTATTTACTATAATAGAGCTAGAAGGAATTTTATGAACACGACCATATCCATCTTTGTAATCTTCTGGCTTTTTACCAAATGCTTCTGCTTGTTGTTCGGCACTTGCAAACTTACCAAGTGTCATTTTAGCTTCATTCGGAGAAGCTATCATTTCAAATTCTTTTTTAGTATTTGGGTCATACCAATATGTAAGACCATTTTTATCTGCTTTAACTTCGGCTACAACTTTACCAGAAGAAGGGTCTCTTATAACCATATTTTTAAAAGCAGAAAACATCATATGCTTCATGCCTAAATAATCATTACTTTTATCAGTTATTTCTCTATGCCTAATAAATGTTTTTATTTGTTGAAACAATCTGTATCCTATATCATCAGCCATTTCAGATAAGTATTTACTGCCAACAAAAGAACCACCATCAAATTTATCATAAGGAATTTCTTCGCTTTGTTCCATTTGAATTTTTCCATTTTTATCTTTAACAAGCTTTCCATTTTTGTCTACCTTTGGTACTAAGCCACTAACAGTATAATGTTTTGGAATAATCATTAATCCTAAATCCCTAAGATTAACTGGTCTTTGACCTTCAGCCATATCTATACTAAGTCTTATCATACTGTCTGATGCACTTTTTTCATACATAAAATAGTCTGGTGTTCTTACAGCTTGCCAAAATCTTAAATTTTGCAAAGAGGCTGCCATAAAAGATTTCGCATAAATAGGTTCTAAATTTTTGGCTATTTCATTTATAAGATCAGATGGCTTTCCATCTGGGTTATCAGAAACCCATTTATCTACATATTCAGATAAAGTAAAATTAACAAAATCTGAATCACTTTTACTTAAATCATCATAAAAAGACTCTTTCATCATTAAGTCATAATGCTCTTGTCTTATATTATTAGCAGCTAATTCATTATCTATAATTTGTTTAAACATAGCTGGTGTTAAATTATGTGGATTATTATCACTTGCAATACTTGATAAAATAGAAGCATTGTCTCCAAATTTTGTTCCAGTAATAACAAGCAATTGAGCATTTGATTCTTTTATATCTTTTAAAAGTTGATCTTTAATTTCATTAATATCAACATCTTCATTTAAAAGTTTTTTTGCATTATTAAGGCTTAATGTTAATTGATTTCTAAGTTTAGATATATATCTTATATTACTAGCCTCTTGCATTTTTAATAATTGTTCCAAATTTAAATCAATAGCTTCTTGCTTAAAAAATTCTCCACCTTGCCATACGATATGTTTCATTATTTGTTTTACAGGAAGAATACCTATTCTTATATTATGCTTTTTATTTTGAAAATCTCTTTCAATAGAATTTCTAATAACTCTTGAAGGAAACAACTTGCCATTATTTATTCTATCTTTTTCATCAGCAATTTGCAAAGCGTTTTCAGAACCAACTGCATTTGTTTCAATTCTATAGTAAAGCCTTGAATTTCTTCCTTGCTTAGATTTGTCAGTTGGGCTAAACCTATCTATTGCTTGTCTTCCTTTTACCCATTCTCTTTTTAAATCTCTTAATTCATTTTCTGTTAAAGTTTCTCTTTTCTTAAAAAATTCATCACTTGGGTGTTGTCTATTTGCAATAATGTTTTCTAAAAGAGGATAAAGCTCATCTAAATATTTTTCAAAAGTTTTATGTTTTTTAAGAATTAATTTTTGCATTTTAGGATAATCATTTATCTTGCTTATATAAATTCCAAAAACTTTTTTATAAAAACTGTTATAAGCATCAACACTTGATACTGTATTTGTTTTATTTAATGATTCTCCCCCAGTTCCTTCATGAGCTTCATCGCCTGGTAATCCGTCAAAGTTTTCTGGCACTTGTTCAGATGGGTCTTCAGCCATATAATCATCAAAAGTAGTTAATATATCTGGTTGAACACCAAGCCATCTTCCTTGATAAAACTCTTCAGCAATAAACTCCATAACTTCTTGCTTTCCTTTTGGCTCAATGCCAAACATTCTTTTTAATCTAGCAACAAATTGTTTTAACCATTTTTCAAATTTTAATTTTAAAGACCTCGGTTCATTCTGCATCCTATCAACATAATACTTGCCAATAGCAAGAACTAAATTTTCTTCAGTTTTAAATAAGTTTATACCTCTTTTAACAATATCTTGACTAGCAAACATTTTAATATAAATATGAGCATATTCATGAGGTATTGTATCAAGTCTTCCATCTGTTGTTGACCACTCAACTAAAGATTCAGTTGCGTGTCCTATTTTTTGAGAGCCATAAACATCAATTAAACCTTCAAATGTTTTTTGTTCTATAAATGGAAAATGCTTTTTTAATCTTTTGGCAAGTCTTGATGCAAACTCTGGAGTATCTTTTATATATGGCAAATCAGATGAATCAATATCTTGAGTTCCAATTATTGGATCATTATCACCTTCAATTTTATCTATGTCTTCATCGCTTAATAATTTATTCATAGATTTTCGCTTCGCTTCTAACAATTCATTGTATTCGTCTTTTTCTTCTTTTTCTAAATCTTTTTTATCTTGATTTTCATTAGAAACTTCTGAGTCTAATTCATTAGTTCTTTTATTTGAAACTTTACTCTCGGGCTTTGCAATATCTTCTGTTATATAAAGATTTATTGGATCATCTTTAAGTTTCTTAACAAGGGCTTTTTGCCTTGCTATTTCTCCTTTAACAAAATCGGGATTAGAAAATATACCTTCCTTTAAATTCCTTTCATCTTCTGCAATTTCATTTTCAAGATATTTAATAGGATCTTTTTTAAATATTTCATACTCTGCTTTACTTGTCTTAATAATATTTTTAGAAGTTTCATCAGTCCAATCTGGGTCATCTTTATGTCTTTCTGAAATTTCTTCAACTGTGTCTTTAGTGCGTTTATATAATTCATCATCTATTTCTTTTAAAGTTAATGGCTTTTTTTCTGCTACTTTTTTATCACCAAAATCAAATGTCTCATCTATTGTTCGTGTAGGAGGGAGTTCTTTTATAGCCTTAATTAATTCGCCTTTATTCATTCCAGAATAACCCTTAATACCTCTTTCTTTTGCAATAGCTACTAATTGATCTTTTTTCATTTCAGGGAGTTTTTTATCAAAGGCTTTTTTCTTAGCTATAGATTCTTCAGAAGGGGTAGGTTCAGTAGCAACTTTTTCTTTTGGTTTTTTACCTTCAGCTTTTATAATCTCAGCAGCTTCAGCTGATTTTCTATTATACCATTGAAGCCATTCAAATTCTTTTTCATCCATTGGAACTTGTTTTGAACCAGGGATCAAGCTTTCTGTTAATTCATCTCTTCTTTTTTGAGATAATTTATTACCAAACTCCGAAAGTTCTTTGTCTTTAGCAGTTTCAATTTTTATTGCTTTATCAATTCTTTCTGAATATGTTAAAGGTTTGCCTTTTTGTTTGGTATCATCCTCTAAGGACACTTCTTTACCAGATTTAGTAGTAATAGTAACATCAGACATATCTTCAAGATTAACTACAGGTTCTCCTTCAATAGGCTCTTCTTGAACAGGTCCTTCTTGAGCAGGTTCCATTTGAACAGGTTTTTTACCTTTTGGATATTTTAAATCTTTACCATCAGAATATGATAAATGATCAGATGTTTTTGTGTTGTCAGATAAAATTGCTTGCTTGTATACGGTAAAAGACCTACCTGTTGGTTTTCCATTTTCAATTTTTTGAACTTGAATTGTAAGTGGAGTGTTTTTAACAACAATATATTCAGATCCTTTTTCTAATTGTTGTATGTTTTGTCTAGCTCTACGAATTAAACTTTTTAAATTAAATTTATCAGAAAGCTTTATTTTTTCTCCTTTTTTAAATATAGGAAGAATTGGTTTAGCTTTTTTAGGTGGTGTAACAACTTGTTGTTCTGGATCTGGTTCCCAAACTAAGCTTATATCTTCAATTTGTTTATCTATTCCTTCGCCAACAACTACTTGCCCTTTTGATATTGTTCCTCTTTCAATAAAATTATTTACTATATTAAATTTTTCATCTTTGGTTAAATCTTTTAAATTAACATTTTTTAAATCTTTTGGAATATTTTTAGATTTTAATAGTTCTTCAACCATCGCATCTATTACTATTGATCCTTTACTGGATGCATTTATTTCATCAAGAAGGTTTTTATCTCCACCTATTATCATTAACCATTTTTTACCAATACCAACTTTAGCGTTATAAGCTTCTCTTATATCTTTTAAAACTTTACTTGTAGTATCTTCTGGTATGCTTTCAATAAATTCAATAGTTTTCTCATCATCTCCAATTGTATCAAGGTATTCAGAAACAATACCAACTTTAGCTTTTGTTGGTTTTTTCTTTTCTATATCTAATTCATCAACGGGGATACCAGCTACATCTTGATCTTCTTTATCTTTTTCAACAATAGGTTTTTGTTCTTTAATTGTTTCAGCAACTTCTTCTGATGTTATTTTACTTGCTTGTGTTGGAGCTGAGAAACCAGCGAGACCACCAAATATACCAGTTGTAGCACCAGCAAATCCCTCTTCCCAAACAGCTTTCTCATCCCATGTTTCTTTAAAAGCTCTTTGTAAGGCTAACTTAGCAGACAATTGGTCTTTGCCCATATTAAGTTCCATAGCCTTATTAATAGTATTTTGAGTGTATGCTTGAAGAGTTTCAGTAGTTCCTTCTTGTAAAGCACCTTGAAGAGTAGACGCAATTGCAGCTGTTCCTCTAACACCAGCGTTAACAATTTTTGATTTACCTATTCCATTATCAATAATTCTTTGAGCTATTGTTCTCTTTAGTAATTGCTCACCAGCGTCTCCAATCCCAACCATTCTTATAAAATGTTTAGCACCAACTCTTTCAAGTAAAGAAGAGATACTTCCATAACTAAGAGCAGTTATCATAGCATAGTCTTTTGCTTCTTCAGCATCCATTCCAATGTCGTCTACAAGAAGAGACATAGCCTCATTATATTGAGCACCAGCTTCCATTGAAAACATAGGAGCAAGAGTAGCAGTTGTGATAGCTAAAGAACTACCACCAGTTGCTTTTGCTAATCCAACACCAGCAGCTGTACTTGCAATAGCAACAGCTAACGATGGTATGGCTTCTGATAAACTTCTAGCAGCCGTATCTAAATTAGTCCAACCAGGCTCATCTTCTTTCCAAGCAGTTAAAGCTTGAAGTTCTACATTATCTGCTATTTTTTGTCTATATAAATTTTGATTATACACTCTTTGATTTTCATAGGCTTCTGTTTCAGTCCACGGAAGCATACCATAAATACCAGTTGCAGATTCAGTAATTTGATTTTCAAGTTGAGCGGTAAATCTATCTATAAAACCAGGTGCTTCACCAGAGCCAAATTCTTTATAAAGTCTTTCTCCTGGGGTGGGTTCTGGAAGATTTAAATCAGGTATAACATTTTTTACATGAGCGTAAATCATGTCATCAGACCAATCTTTAAGAAGCTCTTGGTTATTAGCTCTTACATCATCTATAATAGATTGTCTATCTATTGGCATTTTCTACCAGCCTATTAAATCTGAAAATTCTTTACTAGCCTCTTGTTCAGCGTATGTCTTAACATTGGGTGATATTTCAGAATATTGATCCCCTTCTGATCCTTTAAAGTACCCACCAGTATTTAGCATATATTTAAGTTCTAAATCAGCTAAATTTTCCAAAGCTTTATCTCTTGATGCTCTTGCTTCTCTAAGCTCAGGTGTTTGCTTATTAAAAGCATCATAACCAGTCGTTTCTAAATCTGGAAACATATTTAACATTTTTTCATCTAAAGGGGTATTCGCTTTCCCTTCAACATCTCTAATAACTTTTCTTGAACCAATTTCTTGATTTCTATACATATGTTGTTTATTAATCTTAGCTTGCTCTTCTCTATTTAATTGTATATCTTTATAAAGCTGACCTTCTCTATGTAAAGGATGACCTTCTGGATAGTAATTAACCATAGTTCTTAAAGTTTGTATAAGTTTACTTTCGCCAGATGGAAGAGTTAAACTTATATTATCCTCTATTTGATTCCACCTATTTTGAAGTTCAGTTTCTTCATTTTTTAATTTATTAATTCTATCTAATAAATCAACATTTTCTTTTTCAGATTTACCATAATTAAATTGAGCATTTTCATACTCAGGTCTTGCTTTAATTATATCATCAGATAATTTTTTTAATTTATCCTTTGGAAGCTTTCCAAATACTTTAGAATATTTTTCACTAGCTTTTGTATACTCACTATTTTCTTTAACTTGACTAAGATCATTAGAAAGCTTATTAGCACTTTCTTCATCCCAAAGATCAGTTGAAATTAAAAGATCATAAGATGGAACACCAAAAGAGTCTTTACCAGCTACCTTATCATCATAAAGCATAGAAGAAATAGCACTTCTTATCTCATCTTCTGATTTGCCTTTGTCTAGTTGTAATTCAACCCATTTGTTTAATTTATCTGATTTATTACTCATTTTTAATCACCTTGACCCAAAAAATTTCTTAATTCTTTCACCATGTCTATTTGTTTTGATTCTTTCGCAGCTTTTTTAAATGTAGGCTCAAGATTTATCTTTTTAGCATCATCTGAAATTTTCTTAAACCTTTTTTGCTCAATTCTGTTTTCTGGATGAGTATAATTAAAATCTATAATTGAGCCAAGATAATTAACAAGCTCCCTTGTTTGAGTTGGATTCATCTTTTTTAATTTTTGTTTTGTGCCAAAAGAAAACTTGCCTTCTTTTTGAAAAAACCAACCATGCATCTTATCTGATATGTCTTCTAAATTTTTATTTTTTTCTGTTTCACTAAGCTTATAAAGAGCCATCATATGCCCATAAGATGCATTTTCTTGAACTTTTCCATTTTTACTATAATAATGAACATTACCATCTTCAGTAGTCCAAACAAAATCTTTGCCATTATTTTTAGGTGTAAGTCTTCCAGCGAAATAATAATTTTTTCCTTCATCAGGAAGAGCCTCAACTTGATCATAAACTTCCCTACCAAAAGCTAATGGGTCACCAGTGCCAA